AATCATTAAAACTTATCTTAGCACAAGACTGTTTTAAATAATATTTATCTACCAGTATATAATCAATTAATGTTATATATCCTTTGTTAAAAAAAAATGTAATAAATACTTTATTTTGTCGACTTTCAAGAGCATTATTTAATTTATAAAAATCAAAAGCTGGGAAAAAAATATTTGGACTTTTATCATTTGGTACAAATTTTTGTGGAATTATGTCATTTTTATTTTCAAAATATAAAGATAAACCATAATCAGTAATTGAAAATTCATATTTATTATTTTTTGTTATTCTGTATAGTATATTTGCTGTATGTAAATCATTATGTATAACCCCGTATTTATGCATTTTTACAATTAAATTTGATATTACATTTAAATTTTTATTTGTAATATTTTCATGTATATTTCTAATTGTTCCTTCCCATTTTTCCATAATTATATATCCCATATTTAAACAAATAAATATATCTAAAATTTTAGGTCCAATTTTATGTTTTGCCATCATAGGTGCAATTAATGCTTCTCTTAAAAAAGTTTGATATATATTTTTATTATCTAATTTTATTACTTTAGCAATATATTTACAGTCTGATTTTTGACATACTTCTGCTATAGCCCCATATGCACCCGTATCAAAGGTTGATATATTTGTTTTTTTAATGTAATAACTTGTTTCACATTTATTTCTTATTTCCATTGGTTTTTCATTAAAACCATAATAATAATATTTAATATTTTCATCAGAGTTAAAAGACATTTATATATATATATTATAATTTTGGAAAATATCTATTATAATTTTTGGAAAATATCTATTATAATTTTTGGAAAATATCTATTATCTAACTTATAGAAATAATAAAATGACTTACATATCTGGAACCCATCTTTGCATTTATATTTCAGGAATTGTTCTTGTTATTTTTTTACTTGGTCTCTTTGGTTCTAAATATTTAACCTTTGATAACAGTAATAACCCTTTTATTGTTGAAAATTTAGAAGTACCATCTGTTTCCTCAACAGGTGATGTTTCTGCAGGTGCTTCAGAACTATATGGATGGGGGTATACTCCAGTTACAAAACCTAAATCTAGTAAAGTTGTTTCACGAAAATGTTCATCTTGTGAAAATAATTATATGGATAATATTGATTTATGTGTTACATGTCATAATGGAAACAAGGATTGTCGTTTTGCAGACATTACTCAAAATGTAGACATTGATAAATATGTGTTAAAATCATCAGTTCCTAGTTGTCCAAATTTATCAGAATATGCGAAGAAAAATATGGTACCACCATATCCTTTTAATAAAGACGAATGGATTAGAAAAAATGAAATTCCACCTTGTTTTACATGTCCTGATATGCGAGATTACATAAAAAAATCAGATCTACCTGCACAATGTTTATGTGGTAGATGTGGGTGTGGTAAATGTGGACGTAGTTCAATTAAATGCCCACTTGCACCAGTATGTCCAGTTTGCCCATTAATACCCTTAATATCTAATGAAGACAATATTTATAACGATAAACCAAGCAGTATAAGTAATTATCCCCAAACAGGAGGAAATTGGACCCCTAAACTTTCAGAATTAAATGAAGGATTTATTAGTCCTAATAAAAATTTTTTACCATGTTTATCAATTTCTCGAGGTATGGATGCAATGCCGAGAAGAAATTAATGCTAAAAAAGAATATTAAAAAAGAATATTAAAAAAGAATATTAAAAAAGAATGTATATTTAAAATTTAATTTTATAGTTACTATATATATTTACTTAATAATGATGAATACTTAATGACCTTGAAAGTAATGGTATTGGTGGAAGTTCATCGGAATTTTCGCTAATATCACTACCGTATAAATCAATTGCTATAGCAGATTGTCTTGATGGTGAAAAAAGATATGGTGACAGTACTGGTGGATTCATTGGCAAATCTAATATTTGATTATCTTTATGGATTTTTTTTATTGGTTCAGAATATGCCCGGGACAATTCAGGACAATCTTCCATATTAGATTTAGTTCGAACTAATTGACAGATAGTATCGCTTAAATGACGAGTAACATTATGTATATTACTGTTTTTATTCAAATTAATATTTGCTGCATTTGAAATACCATATGTTTTAGCTGCTCTAAAAGAGTCCATATCTGCTCCAAGAAAAAAAAATTCAATTCCATTATCCTGTAGTTTTTTAATACGTTCACGACAATGCTCTGGTTTATTTTTACTTGAAGTGTCTTCACCATCTGTTAAAATAACAACAAAAACTCGTTGGTTATCTTTTAAATCAGTTAAATCAGTTAAATCATTAGTCGCGCTAATAATAACATCACATAAACTTGTACATCCATTAGGAGTAATATTTTCAGGAAAACATGTAATTTCCTGAATTGGAATATTTTTATAAATTACATTAATTTTATCGTTAAAGAGAATTAATGTTATATTAGAATTTGGGTTTTTTTCTTTTTGATCGTTAATACAGTCCATAGTGGCTTGTTTTGTTTGAGTCCATTTAAACGGATTATTAAATTTATCGTTTGCCATAGACCCTGAAATATCAATACAAAAAATAATTAAAGTTTTTGTATCCAATAATTCTTTTTCACTTGAAAAACTCATTTTATGTAATATACTATTAACTACACTAATTATAATTATTTTTTCATCAATTTTTTTATACTGTTTCGGTATAAAAAAAGATTTTATATATAGGTTAAGTATAAATGAACTTAACTGATTTATTATTTACAAACCAGTTTATTTCAAGTGATTCATTTAGTTTAAATCACCCAAATACTAATTTAAAATGTTCTCAAATAAAACCTACATTAGAAGACAGAAGTATTAATAAAAATAGAGTACGTAATGAAATTGTAGAATTAAAAGAATACCTTAAAGAAGAATTATCAAATAGTAGTAACGATAGAAAAATAGTAATTTATAATAATTTAGAAGAAAACGAGGATGATTTTGATGTACTAGACCCACAAATAAGAAATCCTGAAATTACAGCTAATTTAATTAGACCACAGTGGATATATAACCAACAACAACTTTCTTTATCAAGTAGTATTCAACCCATATTTGACAATAGAGTTGATGATTTAAAAAGTAGATACAGAAAAAATATTAGTTCTTTTTTAAACGTTGATAGTCGTCATAGAAATTCAGAACAATATCCAAATCCTGGTAATTATAATATTTATATAAACAAAGAATTTAAATATATCCAATCTATAAAATTAAAAAGTATAGAGTTTAGAGAAGCACCACCCCCTATTAATGAAAGTAATAATACTATTACTTGGATTACTAATTATACTGGAGTACAAGGAGCTATACCTGGGACTAGAGTACAATATTATACTGTAATACCAAGTGCATTTTATAATTTATACTCTTTTGTTCAAGTTGTTGAAGCTAGTATGAATAGTATACAACATACCTTGCCCGGTACTTCTTTAAATGGTTTATATCCTAATTTTGGATTGTATATAAATCCTTCTACTAAATCTCTAATACTTGTAGAAAGATTGGAAATACTACCAATTGATACTTTAACTACAACTAAAAATAGTAATCAAATTAAAATTACTATGACATATGAGCCATCAGTTATTGTTTCTTCAAATTGTAATTATAGTTATGGTTCTGGATATCCATTTAAACCTGATTTTGAAGATATTCCAATTATTTTTTCTGGATTAGATTTATTTTATCAAGAATATGGAAATATACCAACTTTAGGTATATTAAATAATGTTCCTTTTTATACAAAAAATCAAGTAGATACTAACCCAAAGTTATATAATAAAAGCTATTATACATGTGATGGAAATACAGGTATTTTTAATTATACTTTAAATGTTTATGATAAGTGTGGTAATCCTGCAAATGCTTCTTATACTAAAACATATGATATGAAAGCAACCACAACATTATTATCTAATCCAACTGCAGGACATCCATTACAAGTAGTAGTTGGAAGAGCATTAAAAGTTGAAATTTTAACTAATTGTACGTCTACATTTGGATCTTTCCTTGGATTAACTACTGCAAATAAATCAGTTTATTTGAATACTAATTATAATAAAAAAACTTTGACAATTATGAATAAAATACATTGGAAAATATTAGAATATGGACAATTATCATTATGTACTGAAGAATACATATTTATGAGAATTGGAACAATTGCAAAACCATTTGATACAATATCTGATAATTTAACAGATGCATATGGTGGAACTACAAGTATGCAACTTGCATCAACAAAGGATAATAATTTTTTTGCTAAAATTATTTTTTCAGATAAAGACCCTGGTGATATTAGTATTATATCTGTTGGTGGTAAAAAAATATTTTATAATGCTCCTCTAGTTTCATTATCTGACTTATCAATTCAGTTTTTATTAGCTAATGGTAAAATTATGAATTTATTTCAAAATCATAGTTTTACATTAGAAATTGTAGAACTACGTGAAGTACTTAATGATACTTTAATTGATTCACGAACTGGAAATATTAGTGATATAGGAAAATGATATTAGGAAAATGATATTAGGAAAATGATATATTATATCATATGAATATAAATCAATTTACTTTTTTCTTTAACATTTCTCTATAATATTTGTGTTTAGTAACATCTTTTACTGGATGAAATAAATTATTTTCATTAATATCCTTATCTTCATAATTTTTTCTATAAACTATGTTTTTAAATTCATTAGGTGTATCATATATCATATTATATTTTTTACATATTGTTGGAAATAGGGCTTCTAAAAAAAATAATGTACTATTTTCATTTGCATAATTTCTAATTTTTGATAATAAATTAGACGACATCCTTACACAACACACCATTGCAGCATAATATGGTGGTGAAAAATTTATATTTATTCTACCCCAGTGCCAATTATTTTTATGTCCATTGACATTTTCTAAGTAAGAATTGCTTAATAAATCAGAATTATCGTATTTTGAATCAATATGTAATAAAGTTTCTTCATCGTAGAAAAAAACATCATCCTCAAAAAACCAAATGTTGTTATATTCTGTATTTATAGTTGAAAAATAATATATTGATTTTTCCCACGATGTTATATTTTTATTTATCATATAATTAATATTTACAAACCCTTTTTTTTTACACTCTTCGTCATTAAGTTGTATTATATGTATATTAATAAATTTAGAATATTGTTCTTTATAATCTTTACTATTATCATCAATAATTATATAAATATCATATTTTGTAAATTTTGATAAAAAATCAATCCATATATCATTTGGTTTATAACAAATCAAACAAACACATATTTTTTCCATTTATGCTATAATAAATAAATAAAACAAATAAAACAGACCTAGTTTTTTTGTTCATTATACTTTAATGTATTCAAGAACTGGAAATATCATAGAGTTAGGAAAATAATTGTAAAAAAAAAAGCATTATTATACATATAGAGTTAATGAGTCAATTTAATAGAATTACAAATACTGATGCTCCTTCATCATCTGGTAGATCTATACCATTTATGGCACCTATGTGGGGTGCTGATAATAATCAGGTTTCTTCTTTAACACAAGAACAAGTTTTAATGCCATATGAATATGTCAGTGATCAACCAATTCCTCAATTTCAAAATGGAAGAGTTATTGGTATTTCAGGACAAAGTGGTAATCAATTTCAAATGTTTACAGAAAATAACAATAATTGTAATAATGTAAAAGATACTATTTTGTATGGTACCTGGACTAGATCAACGCTTAGTGATTCTTTTTTTTCAAAAAAAAATATGGATAATTTACAAGATATGTTAAGATATCAAGTTTATATTGCATCTGGTGGAAAATACCAAATCGGAAAACAAAGTAATGTAGAACTTACTGTTATTATGAGAGCTATCTTTCTTCAGTATTCAAAATCGTTACCAGACCAAATTACTGAACAAATTATAGAACTTAATCGCCAAGTTATTGACTATATTTTACAACCCATTATTTCTGAGATTAAACAGTGGATATTTTACAGTCAAGATATTCAAAAATTGCCAATGCCACTTGAATTACCAAAAAATTTAAGTTCTAAAGGAACAAAAACTCTTTCAAGTGTTGTAGGGGTATTATAAAATATTTTTACTTTTTGATAGGTTTAAGTTTTAAGAATTTTAATAAATTACTACCATTAATAGAACCCCATCCAGTACAATTATCATAAAATTTTTTAGCTTTATATGCGCCATTACTACCAGATGTAATATCATGAAAACACGAACTGGATGCTCTATACAGAAAAGGGTTTATGAACTTAGTAATATTACCTGCTGCCAAAAATGCAGCAACTGTGGGTGCAGAAATACTTGTACCGCCATAAACATAATAATTTCCTTTAACTAAATAGGATATACCAGTATTAGGATTAGCATTAGACGCAATATCGGGAGTAGAACGGTATTTTGCAGAAATTGCTCTCTTATTATTTTGATACGTTGGTTTTACAAAGTAAGCACTAATAGCACCACCACAACTTGACCAAGCAGTTTCTTGAGTCTTACTGTCATATATTTTATTACTACATACTAGAGATGTTCCACCAACAGCAGTAACGTAAGGGGAAGAACTTGGAAAATCTGCATTTATTCCACGAAGTCCATCACTGGATCCATTATCTCCTGTAGCCGTGCATATATTAATACCTGAATTAGTAGCTATCTTTAATAAAGTATTCACATTATTAAGAATACTTTTTGGGTAATAAATTTCTGGTGCACCCCACGATATAGAAAGAATAGTTGGCTTATAAGAAACATTATTAATTACAATAGTTTTCGTAGCGTATGAAATTATCTTGGTAAATTCTGAAAAAGTATTAGGACCAATATACAAAATTATAGTAAGATTTGCCGACGGACAACAACCTCCAATTGTTTCAACATCAAGTGTATTTTCAATAGTAGAACCACCATCATTTATATCAGGCAAATTTTTAGCACCATTAATAGGTATAATAATAACTTTTGGTTGATTTAATATAGGAATACCAATAGATGTCCAATATTGTTGTACATCTCCATCTGTAAGAAAACCATTAGAATCTACATTTCCATATAATCCTCCTCCAAAGGATATAACACCAACAACAACTTTGCTGGAACTTGGTGTAGGAATTTTATAAATACTAGCGATTTCTGCAGCATTAAAATAAGTTTTACTAACATCTCGATTAATTCCAAAACTTTTATTTTTTATTGCATTATTTTTAAATTTTAAAAAAGAATCTGGTCTTACAACTCTGATATTTGGTATAGAATTGTACTTATTAATCCATTTGTCAAATTTTATCATTTTTACGGGTACGAATACGTAAAGAATTTGAAGATCGTTTTTTAGCAGTAAAGCCATTTTTAATTGCACTTTTAAAAATACTATTCAATAAATCTTGATCTTGCAAATGTATGTATATCTTTAGTTTTGGCATATTTATAAATACTACAAATATTTAAAAAAAAATTGATACAAATTTATCAAAGAAATATTAATAAATATTATTTCTTTGGTGGAGCTTGCTCAAATGACTTCGAGTAAATGTGCTCATGCCGTGAAGCTTAAGGGAAGCACTGGTTTAGATCACTGGTGTGAATTCTGCGACAGAGACTTCCTTGGCAAAGTGCAGTCCAGACACAAGCGACTTGCGTTTGTAAAAGAAGAGAAAAAGACGGGAGGAACAGTAAACTCTTACACTTACACTTACACGGTGCAACACGCTGTGTATTGTTACAGTGCCGAAAAGTGGATCTGTGGTACCTGTTTTCTCGAGAAACCAGTTAGTGGGTTTACGAACTCACAGCTTAGGAAACCCACTAAGTGGTTTCTCGAGGGACCATTTTGGTTTCTCGAGGAAAAATTTTATGAGCTTACGAAAAAGTGTCGGGATTGCCAGAAAACTTGTCCCTTCAAGTTGAAAGAAATTGAGAACAAGGCAGCAAAGAAGAAGGATCGTGAAACTGCAGCTATGAATAGGCTTACCGTTGCCGAAAAACTGAATCAGCCCAAGGAGTACTTCTTGAAACTCCCCATCGACATGCTTGTGTCTTGCCTGTGGTTGATCATGTCTTCCCCCCCGCCTGCTGAAGGACCGCACTTGTTGGCTTATCAAGCTGACCCAACGGCTGACCCTATCTGGGTTCCTATGTGCGGACGGTACTCGGATCACCAACAAACCATCGAGGAAGCTACAAGGCTTGTTCTTGTGCCTGCTGATATGTGCCCGACCCAGATTCGCCTTAACAAGTTTGTGAAGAAGGTGGACATGTCCCTCTTGTTTCTTTTGCTGATTGTTGGCTCCATTGCCAAACTTTCATTGAAAGTCTTCACAACCCGTAAGTTCAGTTCTGGCCAGGACAATTCTGTCAATGTTCACAGCGAACAATGTGGTTGTGGAATAAAGGTGCTTTCGAACAAGGCTTTGCCTTACTGCCCCTCTTGCATTTGCCGAATTTTTTGCGAAGTCACTGGTGCATCCGAACCGCCCAAGTACGATACAATGACAAACAGTGTTGTTGATTGGGCACGTGATGCTATTCTCGAATTTTATTCGCCTGACCAAATCACTCATGCTATCAAAGCGGTTGTAACTTCTTCTTTTTGGAAAGACACTGTGGAGTTCTCGATGAACTATGAGATTGAGGTGCGGAAGATGATGACTGAGAAGATGAGTACGATGTGCTCGATTTGCGGAGGACCTTGCGGGGTGTATTTCACTCCCGAGACAACTGCTGACACTGTCACGATCAAGTTTCTTGCTCCCCTTCCATGGCAACCAAGTGATAAAAAGAGTATCTTTTCTCGAGAAGAGAATAACGATCCTTACTATCGCCCCACGGGTGCTTTGTTTGGTCTGCAACTGGATATGACCCCTTCCAGTTTCTTCGATTTCAATGGTGCTGCTTCTAAGCAAATCGAGAATGCGGAGAAAGCGATGCAGCTTACGAAGGAAAACTTGAAAGCTTTTAAGACTTGTTGATGAAATCACAAAAAAACCATAATATAGTTTATCATTATATTTTATCAATAAACTATAATAAAAATGTATAAAATCAAAATAATATACATATATTATAATTAAGTGTTTTTGTTAAATGAAAAACCATAAATATTGTTGTATATTTATAATATTTTTTATATTACTTATATTGTTTATCCCATATAATACAGTTGAAAATTTAGACTTTTATCGTATATCATCCAAGTCACATTTAAGACCAAAACCATATCAATCATACTATCAAAAACCATATAAATCATACTATCAAAAACCATATCAATCATACTATCAAAAACCATATCAATCATACTATCAAAAACCATATCAATCATACTATCAAAAACCAAAACCAAAACCAAAACCAAAACCAAAACCAAAACCAATACCAAAACCAATACCAATACCAAAACCAATACCAAAACCAATACCAAAACCACAACCAAAACCAATACCACAACCACAACCACAACCAATACCACAACCAATACCACAACCAATACCACAACCACAACCAACATGTACTCTTAAAAATGAAGACCCTTATTGTCCAAGTGGATATATAGAATGCTGTGCTGGTTCAGCATTAACATATACCGAAAATGGTTTAAGATGTGAATAAGTTAAACATAATCAACTATTTTTTATTGAAATTATATTGATAAATAGTATATTGTAATGGCCGGAGGAATATTTGCCGATCAACCATTTGTTAAAAATGTTAAATGTATTATAATTGGGATAATAATTATGATACTGTACTGGATTCTTCCTTATCAAAACCCATTTATGTTACCAGTAATATTTTTGGTAACATATATTGCAATCGCGTGGTATGATTATTTATATAATTGTTCGGCACAATTATATAGTGGTACATATCCATTGTCAATAGCGACATTAGATTCGTGGGCAAAACCACAACGACGTTTTGAAGTAAAAAAAGATACATTGCCATTGGTAAAAGAACAAGAATTAATTTACAAAAAAAAAATATATGCATTACATTCTCTTTTTATAGCACCGTTCTTATTTTATTTGGGATGGTATGGTAGAAAAGCAAATAATAATATTTGGTTTGTAGTAGGAACAGTTGCATTTATAGCATTATTATACCATGGTTTAAGAATAATTTATCCTCGCGATGTCACATCATGTATTGAAGAAAATAAACAAGAAAGAAGTACATTATTAATTATTTATATTTTTCATATTAGTATAGTTGTTCCATTACTGGCATATATTGCATATAAGGGGTATAAAGCAGATAATCGTGTTTGGGGACTATTGTTAGGATTATCAATTATTTTATTTATGTATCACGCTACCCGATATTTTTACCCCAGAATAGTAAAAGAAAATTGTTAAAAAAAAATTGTTAAAAAAAAATTGAATACTATTTAAACTGATTATTTAAACTGATTATAAAAAAATATAACTAAAAATATAACTAAAAAATGTTAGGAATTAACGAATCAAAATCTGAAAGCGATATTACAATTACACGTATTCATACTAATTTATTAGAAAGTGTAGTAACACCTTTAGAAAATTATATTAATGAAGTTAAAGATGTTGAATCTGGATTAGATAATGTTAATGTTGAATCTGGATTAGATAATGTTGATGGTATTAAAAAAAGTTATACACTTGTAAGTAAAGATAATAAAAAATTTCTAATTAATGGAGATTCGTTTCATATGTCCGAACTTCTTAAAACATTATCAGAATGTGATGAAAAAGAATTACTATGTCCAAATGTATCATCTGAAATATTAAGTAAAGTAATATTATATTTAGAACATCACATTGATGAACCAGTACCTCAAGACAATTCTCCTGACAAAATAAAATCTAATATTTTTTCTGAAAATATTAAATGTAAATGGGATATTGATTATATTGAAAATGATATAATGGGCGATCCAATTACAGCTAAACAAAATTTATATGAATTAATCAGAGCTGCAAATTATATGGATATTCAAACCCTTCTTCAATTATCATGTACAAAAGTAGCATGTATGATTAAAGGTGAAAGTTTAGAAGATATTGGAAAAATTATTTCAACAGAAATTCCATATGTTAATAATCATAAAATTTAAATAAAATTTAAATAATTATAGTATAAAATTAATCAAAATAACCACAATGTTGTAATATTTTGGATGTCCTTTTTTTCGCTTTTCCGTCATCAACCACATATGGTTCAAGAACTTTTAAGTTGTTTTTAATGTCTTTTGTATCGATTTGCTTTTTGCAAAGTGAAATGTTATCATTAGGTTTTGGATTAATATTTTTAATTTGTTGAAAATATATTTTACTATTAAACGTTGGAATAAATGGTGATAGGCAACCAGGTGCTGTTCTATTGTTACTTTCTATTAACATAACTATTAAGTAAAAATACAAAATATATTATAATATATTCTGTATTTTATTTTTAAGACATTTAATACGTTCAACTTGAACAACATTTTTTAAATTAATATATGTTTCTTTAATTTCTTTTTCAAAATAATTTATTCTTCCTTTATAAATATTTGCAAATTTAGGATTATTTTGAAAAAAAGTTACCATATTTGAAATATCATTCATAATTTTCCAATATATTTGAAATATGTCATCTTTATTAAATTTTACTGGTACAAAAATGTTTATAGTTTGTTGTACCCTACTAAACATTAATAATAATTTTTTAATATACAATGAACATACTTTAGTACTACTAAATGGTGATGGTATTTCACCAACATATCCATTTACGTAATTGTCAGAATATGTAATATATTCTAAGTTATTTATAGTAACATAATGTCTTTCGTATATATCCAGTTGGATTTCAAGTAATTTATTTGCTTTTTTATTATCCATTTTTGATTTTATTTTTGTATATTAGTATAAAAATAACATAAAATAAAAATCAATTTTTATATAAAATATATTTTAAGTAGTTTATAATATACGATGGTGGATATTTTTAATATTATAATTAAGATTTTAGCATTAGTTGGTCTTATTTCTTTAACAGTAATTACACTATATTATATAGCAAAAGCTTTAAAGAAATATAAACCTAAAGAAGAACCACCATGGCCAGATGAAGAGTATATGGAAAAAATTGGAGTTATTTGCCCAACTGGTTGGGTTTATAAAGGAAAAAAAAATGGCAAAAGTATTTGTCAAAACGTTTATAGTATTCCTATAGACGATATAGGTAAAAAAAAAAACTGTTATGATGATTATAACAATAATACTAAAGATTTTGATACAATAAGTGATTGGCAAAAATGTCAAGATGATACTGGTAATTGTATGGCTTTACGTAATAGGTGCGACTGGATAAAAAAATGTGGTCCTAAATCTAATATAATAGACCCTACAAAATGTACCGTTGATGGAACATGGAAAACTGAAGATGCAGCTAATCCATATGCTTCTTGGATAGGCGTTGCAAATAAATGTTAAATTACATAAACACGTAAATCAATATAAACAATATAAATATATTAAGTAAAAATGGAAAATGAAATTTATCCAAAAACATTAGAAGATTTTGTAGGTAATAAAGTATCAGTTGATGGAATTAAAAAATGGGCGATAGAAGTAAAAAAAGACCCTTATCATTCAAAAAGAATATGTTTTATAACAGGTTCTATTGGTACTGGTAAATCTGTATTGGCAAAATTAGTTTTGCAACAAGAAGGTTTTACTGTTCGTGAATTTATATCATCAAATTTACGAATAAAACAGGAAAGAGATCTTTTATATCAATCATTATGTTTTAGAGATGTTTTAGAAATATTAAAAAAAAAATCTTACCCAAATGGATTTCATAAAGCAATAATAATTGATGATTTTGAAAATATGTGTTTAGCTACATTAGAAGTTTTTAAAAAAGTAAAAGAATTTATAAAAAATAATAAATCAATTGGAATTCCAATTATTTTTATTGGAAATAAATATTTCAAAGGAAAAAGACCATTAATGGGAACTTCTTTATATTTTAGACTATATCCTAGAACAATTAAAGATATGCACAAAATATTACAATATATTTTAAATATATTTATAACTAAATATTCAAATAACTATTTAATAAAAATACAAAATAGTTATAGTGATCAAATAAATATATGTAAAAATTCAGGAGGAGATGTTAGAAAAATAATTAATTATTTTGAATTAATATTAAATTCTACACACAGTTTAGAAAATTACAATAACCCTGATTGCTTTGACATATCTGAAGTAAAAAAGGAAGAAATATCTGAAGTAAAAAAGGAAGAAATATTTAATACTCAAATTACACCAGTTACAAAAATTAACATTAAAATGCTAAAAAATAAAAGATTGGGTCCTTTATATTCACTAGAACGAATTATAAGACATGATAATAATATGAATATTAAAGCAATATTAAAGGAACTATCAAATGACTCATCATTATTATATGGTATATATACTTCTTATATTAATTATGTTCCGTGGGTTATGAAAAATAACAATCTTTCTTTTCAAAAAGAAAGATGTTCTAAATTATGGAAAAATATTGCTGAGCTATTTGCAATATATGGTAACCTAAAAGATTATGAAAAAAACAATCAAATGTGGGAGTTTACAGATATTGCAAATATAATATCTTGTTGGGGATTAAGATGTTTAATAAAAGAAGAAATTAATGTTGTTTATGACAAAAATGATAAAAATAAAAAAACTATACCAAAGTTTTATAGTAAAAGTTTTTGGTGGGTTGAATTAGAAAAAGGTAAAAGAACTGGCGATGAACCAATTGATATACCAATATGTAATAAAATGTTAAGAGGTTATTTGAATAATCATATTTTAAGTAATACATCGTTTAAAATGATTGAGTCTGGTATTGGAAATAGTATTGCGTGGAAACCAAAAAATATACGCGGTACGTTACAAATATTAAAATTAAAAAAAGATAATATGTTAGAACAAACACACAATTCAGCGTCTAAATCAAATACGTCTCAAGACAATACTATTTTTTTAAAAAAACTTAATAAAATATCAGACCGATTATCGAATATGGTTGGTATTATATAAAAAAAATTGATTTTATATTTTATTAAGTTTTTAAAATAAAATAAACTATAATGAGTAAACAAAACTATGATAATTACTTATCAAAAACAATGTATCAAAAATTTGAAAATTGCACACTTATTAAAAGATATAAAATTATAAGTAATACAAATATAAAAAATATAGCTAAAGTGAATATAATAAAAGACGAAAATGGTAAAATAATATACCGTGTAAAATATGTTCCTGGTTAAAACAAAAATAAAAATTAAGTTTTTATATGTAAAAAAAATTGTTATTGGTTATTTTACACGGTATATTTTTAATATTTTTAAAATTTAGTAATAAAAATTAAACGGTTCTATATTTTTTGCAAATAATTAATATTTACATTTTCATAATATATGAAAATATTACTATAAATTAATTTAAAACTTAATACTTTTCAAAAGTTAAAATTTAATAGTATACGGCATAACGGACAAGTATTTTTTACTTGTTGCCACTGGATTAAACAGGTTTTATGAAAAGAATGATTACATAAAGTTGTTGTAATTTTACATTTTCGCAAATCTTGGCAAATACAACAGTTAAATTGAAGACGTTTGTTTATTTCAATTAAAAGTTCTTTCATTACAATTTTAGATTTTTTACGTTGTTCCTTTTCAATAGTTTCATTTTTATGCTTCTTTTTAACTTGAATATCTATATCCTTACGATAACACATTTCATATTTTTTTATTTCATATAATAATGCTTTATCAAAATTTGAACCATTGTGAAAAAACATAGAGTGTGAAAGCCACGCTATTATACACATATTACTACATATTTTGTTATCAAGTGGTATATTAAAATATCTAATTTGTTGTGATAGTTGTTTAACATAAGTAGTTGTAACATTTGTCAAACATTGTAAAATATTTTTATTTTTTTCCATATCATAAAACATCTTCCATTTTTCATCCAGATTTATTCTAGAAGAATCATGTGATAAAACAGGAAAAACAAATCCATTTTGAACAAGAGATTTAATAATGTTGCATGGCAAAATAATAGATACCGCTGGATGTTTTAAATATTGAAATTGACCACATGGAGTTTGTACGATATATTCTTTGATAATATTAAAATTACGATACATATTAATATATATTTTTGTATTTAGATGTTTTATAGTAAAAAATAAATTGTAATTTTTGTTAAAAATAATTTTATCTTTAACTTCTTGTTCTAAAGGAAAAATAAATGAGTTTTTTTTAAATTCTGTTTCAACTAATACATAAAAATTATTTTTAGAAGCAGAGCAAACATCATATAGTGTTCCAATAACTGAAAGAAAATTATCAGGGTTGTGGTTATTTACCTGATCTAATAATTCTTTTAAATAAGGTATATTTGTAAAACATACCTTATTTAAAAAAGTTTTAAATGTATTAGTGTCTATTGTTTCAAGAAAACTTGACCGTCCTTTTAAAGAAAAAAAAACAGAAAGTATTTCTTTAACTATTTGAATAGTTTTTTCGTTTACCGACATAGTTAAAAGTTTTTATTTAATTTTTGGTAAATAAAGTTTCAATTTTTATTTTTATACTAAATTTTGTGTAAATAACAATATAAAAACTAAAAATGTAATTCCTAATAATGGTGGAAATACCTGTATGTATCCCATATTATTTATTTCACCTAAAGTTTTGTTTTCTACATATGCAGATACTTTTGCACCGGATCTATTTAATCCTGGTAGAACAGCATTTATAATTTGAAGAGCAGTATATCCTACCGCTAATGGAACCACTACATATGTAACGATAGGATTCAATCCTGGACTTGCTTTTGATATACCGTATGTTGCTAATAATGCTGCTAACAACGAAACAATATATTCAGTTGAAAACTGTGTTTGACCCGACATCTATATATTATTATTTATAAAATTTTCCAAAAAAATATAAAAAAATATAACTTATTTTTTTAAATTTTACAATGGAAATAAAACTTTTAAATTATATTTTTATCCAAATTGCTTTTTATACTAAAAACTGATCGTATAGTTTCTTTTTCTTCAACTGATAATGAATTTGGAAATTGAACGATTATTTTAATTATTAAATATCCTTTTGTATTAGTATTTAATATTGGCATACCATAGTCTTTTATTTCAAACTTTGAATGTGATGGAGTACATTTATCATCGACGTTAATAACAACTTTTTTATTATCAGGTAATACGATTATATTAGAAAATCCCAATAGTGCTTCGCCAATACTAATATTCATTTTATAAATTAAATTATTTTCTTGTCTTTCAAAATAATCATGTTTTTTTTGCTCCAATATAATAATTACATCGCCTGGTATACATGAATTTAAAATCTCATTTCCAAAATGTTCAAATGTAATAACTTGTTTATCTACCATTCCCGGTAATATTTCAATATCAAGTGTATTTTCTACATTTATTAGTTTTTGACCATGACATCCATTACATTTATCTTTAATATCATATATAACACCTGTAGATTCACACTTATCGCAATCTGTAATTTGTTGTTGTATCATATTAGGTCCAATTTGTGTACTAAATACTTTTTTCCCACTACCATTACATTTATTACATTTATTAATTTTATTAGCACCTTTACCATTACAGTTAATACATAATATTTGCCTATTATAATTTACTTTTTTTACAATACCACAATAAAGTTCATTTAGAGTTACGGGTAATATAACGTTAATAGGACTACATTTTTGTTTTTGTTGAAAACCTGAAAACCCTGGAAAACCTGAAAACCCGGGAAATCTTTGAAACATATTAGAAAATATATCGTTATAATTAACATCGTTAGTTACTGAACCTGTTTTGTTGTAATGATTTCTTTTATCCGAATTTGATAAAATCTCATATGCCTGATTTAGTTTTTGAAACTCTTCTTTATTTCCTCCTTTATCAGGATGTAATATAATAGCTTTTTTTTTGTAACTTTTTTTAATATCATCAGTTGTACAAGTAACTGGTAAATTTAGAATATCATATAACTCTGTATATTTAGACATTGTATATTTATAAATAGTTTAGTTTTATAATTGATTAAACGAATTATTTATATTTAAAAAAAATGAAAAATTAACTACTAAAAACTAATCCCCCAATTCCTGACATAATTCGAAGAACATTTAAATTTCGTACATAAAAAAATAAGTTAAAAAGTTCTACGTCCACATTATTTGAAATTTGTGGTATTCTTTCTTTAAGCGTCATTTGAAATTGAGATTCAGAAAACATTGAAAAATTAGCTGATCCTGAAGGTTGAATTGATTCTGGAATTTCTGCAAACGACATCATATAAATTTGTCTATTAAATAGAGGTGTTGTAGTATGAGAGTTATATGGCTCTTGTGCTTGATAATATAAATGTTCTTTAGCAGATTGACGATCATGTGTATTAAATATAAATTTTGCGAAATACATAATATTTAAATACTGGTCAAATGCATCAATGTTAGTTAATGAAAGTCTATTGCTGTCAGTGTAGTTGATAGCATCTAAAAACTGCATAATATTTAAACCAGATGGTAAATAAGTATCGTTCAAAGAATTAAGAGTTAATCCAGAATTAATAGCATTTTTTCTAAAGTTCATAAGTTCTAAAAATTTTGGATAGTCATCTTCACTTAACATACTCGTAAAATTACACCATTGATTTCTACTTTTAACATCATCACGTTGATATACCCATACCATTTCTTTAACAGGATGATAAAAAGTAAGATCTACAGTCTCATTTCCTTGTAATCCACGAAAATCTAATCTTTCAACTTGAGTTATTAGATACTCTGATACTGCAGCTGCAAAAATGCGTCTTTCTGTAATATCTAAATAAACATATTTAATATCTAAATATACATTTTGATTCCAAATACCAGGAGTTAATAATCCAGAAACAAATTTCCAGAAAATATTATTTGGATTATAACCTAAATCTTTTAAATATTTTTTAAGAGTAACATGGTTGCTATTAGGACTAATTACTGGATTTTCAAATAATTCTGCAGGTGATACAGAAGGTATTCCAATAGTAAATAAATCATTCATACATCTAAAATTAAAATTAATAGATGATTCTACATATTGAATTGCAATTAGTGGAAATGCTAAACCTGGACTTTGAGTAAACCAAAAGGGTAAAGGAATTCTTAATCTTCGTTTTTGTATAGTTGGTGTTGCTGTATCACCAAGTTGACCATAGTAATGAGCTGGATTATATACTTCTATTACATTTCCAGTTAATTCATTAAATGCTGGTCTTCTTGAACCAATAGTAGTTAATTCATACCAAATATTCATCCACTGCCCGTATAATTTATTAATAGATTGACCACCAATTATAAATTCTGCTGTATGAATAAAGACATGTCCAAGATTTTTAACCCATTTAAAATTTTCTTGGTCTGAAGAATAAATATTTGGTATGTCAATAACTAGTGCAATATCTCTTACTAAATCACCATTACGTTTTATTGGAACTGTCATACAAACATCACTTGTAGTATCGAATGATAATGTTGGTTCAAAAAACTGCGGTATCCATTCATATGCAAAATTAGTATGTCTTTGATATGCTGTTTTAAAAAATGTTATTTGGGGATTTCCAGTCAGATATAAATTTTCAGAACCATATGAAACTAATTGCATTAAACCACCACTTGGCATTTTTATGTCTGTGTTTGTTAATATACTATATACACTTGTGAAAAATAAAATAAGAAAAATCCTTAAACTTAAACACAGTTTTTTTTTCAAAATATACCAAATTAAATTTACTTTAGAAAATAATGTTTATACTATATAAAAATTAAAAATTATAATTCCTTTTCCAATTCATCTAAGTCAAGTTTCCATAACTCTTTTGGTGTAATCTTTTGCATATAATCAAGTTCTTGTTTCTTTTTATTACATGTTGCTTCTAAATCATTTAATTTTTCTTGTGTTAAAGACCAAATATGCATAGTTAATAAATATCCATAATCTTCTAATAAAATCTTTTTTACTTCACGAGTTTCTTCATTTTTTTCTTCTAATTCTAAAGAGGAAATAGATTCATCTTCTGTTAAATATAAACTTTCACCAACACCTTCTATGGTATTTTCTTTTTCATCTTCATCTTCATCACTATCGCTATCACTATCGCTATCACTATCGCTATCGCTATCGCTATCGCTATCGCTATCGCTATCGCTATCGCTATCGCTATCGCTATCGTCATTTGATGACACATCATAACAATATCGAGTAACTTCTCCTTCTAAAGCCTTTTTATAAACTTCATCATTAATAGGAGACATTACAAGTTTATCATTTAAAGGGTCTGGTGGTAAATGATGTTTATCACGTAGTTCAACTAATATATCTTCATTAGGTCGTTTACTAATACGAATAGTTTCATCAATAATTCCTTGTACAAAACAAATTTTAGCAGATAAATATTTTATTTCTCTATTAAGAAACTTAATTTGATATTCACGTCTTTTCTTGTAAAAAGGAAGACGAATTCTGTAATAAGAACGAAGGATTGAATCGGGTGAATTAAATTTCACAATTTCACCTAACGGGTCAAATAAATGTAAATTTGTAACAGAACAACTCTTAGATTCTTCTAATTTAAGAGTTTTCTTTAACTTACTAAGATTTTCTTTTAAATCAGATAAAGTATCTCTATTAAAAGATAAAATAAGATGAATTTTTTCATCATCGTGATCATTACATTTTTTATAAGATGTAATACACTGTTTCTTTTTCTTTTTAAGATCTTTTTCTGAAGTTTCAATAATTAAATCTTCTAAATGGTGATGATAGTCATCAGTCCATACACCAATAGGAAGTTCTGTAATTTCCAGAGAAGTTGGAGTTTTAAATTCCCATTTACCTTCAGTGAACCATTTTTTTACTCCCTTTTCTTTTCGTTGATATATTTTTCCTTTAAATTTACGATACCATGGTGATAATGTTTTAATTTGTTTATCTTCTAACATTAGTCTAATATTAGAAATAATGTCTTTTGGATTAAAACAAGGAACATGAGTACTAAATCCTGTACCAATACCATGTGTACCGTTAACCAATATCATTGGAATTACTGGCATATACCATTTTGGTTCAATTATAGAACCTTCTTCAATTAAATTGTTAAGTAGTGGATCGTCTTCTTTTCTAAAAATAAGCTTTGCAATCTTTTCTAAATTTGTAAAAATATACCTTGATTGAGCAGCATCACTTCCTCCAACTAATCTAGTTCCATATTGTCCCGAAGGAAATAATAAATTAATATTATTTGAACCTACAAAATTTTGTGCCATACCAATAATTGTACCTTCCATAGAAGTTTCACCGTGATGATAAGAAGTTTCTGCAGTAACAAGACCTGTTACTTGAGCAACTTTCATTTCACTTGTTATATTTTTCTTTAAAAATGTGTAAACAGCCTTTCTCTGCGATGGTTTAAAACCATCCATTGAAGGAATTGATCTATGATTATCATAATTTGAAAAATGAATAAGATCTTTATTTATAAAATCTTTAAAGGTAATTTTTTTGTCAAGTGGATTAATGACATCATTTTGGTTATAAAAACTCAACCACTTCTTTCTTTTGTTAGCTTTCTTTTTATTAAAAGCTAAATCGATAGAATCTTTTGAATTTTCACACCATGTATAGTCAACAATGTTTAAACTTGTAAAGTATTCTTTTGCTTCATCCTTAGTAGAAGTACCAAGTCCTTTATAGTACTTAACAGTTAATCCTTTTAATGAATTAACATCTTTCCATAGTTCATAATCATTTTGAGTATAAAAAACTTTAACAACTTTTTTTCCTTTACGAACCTTAACAATAGGTGTATACATAGTTATTAAAAATCCTTCTTTAAGTAAATTTGACCAATAATGTTCAAACATATTCATAAGAAGACCTTTAATATGGCTACCATCCTTGTCTTGATCAGTAATTATCAATACTTTACCATATCGTAAATCTTTGATATTTAATGTATTTTGTTGAAGTCCTAAAATCTTTTTAAGATTTTGAAGTTCTGCATTTCCTGTAATTTGTTTATCAGAAGCATCTCTAACATTTAGTAATTTTCCTCGAAGAGGAAATACTCCATATTTATCTCTACCAACAACACTTAATCCGGAAATAATAAGAGCCTTTGCTGAATCTCCTTCTGTTAATATAAGAGTACATTCAGATGACTTATTTGTCCCTGCCCAATTTGCATCATCCAGTTTAGGAATTCCGCGAATATTTTTTGTTTTCTTTCCATCTGTTTTAGCTAAACCAGATTTATCGTGAAAAGATTTCATTAATTTTGCTCTTTCTGCAATTTCTGTTTTAGCTAATTTATTAATAAAGCTATCAGATAAATCGCACGTTGAACCAAATTTATTTGAAGGAGTAGTTAAAGTTTCTTTGGTCTGACTTGAAAAAGATGGATTAAAAATAAAAGAATTGATAAAAACCCAAAGGTTATTTTTAACATGATTTGTTTTAATTCCACCTGTTTTAGCTTTTCCATTTAATTTGCTAACTAAATCTTTACAAATTTTGTTACTAACATAATCAACATGTTTTCCACCATTCATAGTACATATTCCATTAACTAGTGATACTTGTTTATGGTTACCATCTGGTGAAACACAGGCTACTACTTCCCAAAATTCATTAGGTTTTTCATAAATTCTTGAAACTCCATCTTTCTGTTTTCCAATATATTTCTCAACATATTGAGAAAAATCTTTTACCTCAATTTTAGTATCGTTAAAATATATTGTAACATCCTTAGAACTGCACCCAGCAATATCATAAACTCTTTTTCGGATTAAGTCAATAATATCATCATCTAATCCATTTGGCATTCCAAAACGAGAATATTCAGGTAAAAAAGTAATTTTAGTATATGCTTTTCCTTTAAATTCACTTATTTTAGCTTTCTTTTCAGGTTCAGACATATTATTTCTCCAAACTTGTTTAAATTTCTTAAATCTTCGATGATCTACTGTCTCAACCTCAAACATTGTCGAATATATATTGCAGTTATGTGTAATTGTAAAATCTTCCAAAGCAAAACGACGATTTTTATCAACCTCTAAGCCAATAAATTCACCTGCTTCTACTTCTTTTATTTTTATAATTCCAGTACTTGATGTATTATTCTTTGGATTTAATTTCTTCCTAACAACTAATGTTGGAATATCTTCAACTCCATTTCCAGATATATTAATATTTGTTGCAAGACCTTTTTTAAGTTCTCCTTTATAAGTCAAAGTCGTTTTTATAATATGAGAACAACACATAAATCCTAAAGATCTGCATAAATAAATAATATCTTTTGCTAAATTATCATTATGATACATACAATGTTCTATTATAATTCTTGTTTCATCGCTTGATACAGATCCATTAGAATCTATTAATCCTGCTAAAACTTTTAATCTAACTTCTCTTGAATTAATAAAATATTCTTTGGGAATATGTTTATTTTTAATCAAATTATATTTTAATAATTTTTTTAAAGGTACTTTTTCAGATTGCTTAAATTTTGCATCATTCTCCAATCCCCATTTTTCTAAATATTCTAATATTTTAGGATTATCTATTGTATTAATTTCAAATCCATCACCTAACCATAATCCTAAAACATATGGATCTAGGTAAACTTCTTGTTTAGGCCATTGAATACATTTGCTAATATATCCTGATAATTGTGATTTAGTAGTTTCATTTAAATTCATAAAATCTTTAACACAAATATCAATTGTATTATCATCATCTATTGTTTCAGCAAATTTTTGCATAGTTAATAATGCATCATTTACTTCTGTATCAGGTGAAATAACTGTTTTTATTGCTAGAATACTTTTTTTCTTAATTTTATTAATTTCTTTATCAAACCATAAAATATCCCAAGAATATTTTGTTTTATTCCAGAAAATGACTTTATGGTCATTCATTCTTAAACATAAAATGTGATTTTCATTAACAATATATGGATTACCCATTTCTTGTGTTATTTCAAATAATTTATCACAACCGGTTATTTTATCTATAACTTTTCGGGGTAATCCATCATCTCCAATTAATTCGTCATTTTCTGTTATATCTTCAATTTTAACCATTCGACCATCGTAAGTAGGTAAAAAAGTACCAGTTTTTAAGCAAGCCTTAGCCCCAATACCATTTTTACCACCCCAAGTCTTTTTTTGCTCTTTGTTATAATTGCTTGAAGTTAGTAATTGTCCAAAAACAAGTTCTGGTATCATAATCTTTTTTTCTTCATGTTCTACAACAGGAATACCATCACCATCATTATAAACTGATATAATACCAGTTTCTTTATCAATGGTAACTTTTATAGTTTTTGTTATTTGAACTGTTTTATCTTTTTTTTCATATTCACGTGTTCTTAAACATTGATCTGAAGCATTTGTTAATACTTCATTAAAAATGTTATGAAATCCTTGACTAATTTTAATATCTTTATTAACGAATTCGTTATCAGAATTACATACCCATATACTTTCAATAGTTGTATGTTCAATACCACCAATATACGTATCTGGTAACGCTAACATATGTTCTTTGGGGTCCATAGACTGATAAACTTCATTATCTTTAATCTCAACCGTAGTTTTTACTGACATTTTTTTTGGCATTATTGACATTTAAATTAAGATTAATTAATTTAAATATCAATTTCTTTTATGTATTTATTAAACGATTCTGTTAAATATTAAGTCAAAACTATAAGATAAAATCTTTAAAAAAAAATTATTAAAATAATTACTTAAATAACTACTTATTAATCGTATAATACAATGAACGTTCAATCTTTCAATTTTGACTTGGCAAATACCAGTAAAACTTTAATTAATTTTAATAAATACTCTGATAATATTATCAATAATGTATTTATTAAAAATAGTATTTTTAAAGAATTAAATGAAAAATTTTACAAGATTGATATTAGTTTTATTGATGACTTTTTGAAACTAGTAGGAACTAATGAATGTATTATTCCACATATGATGCTGGAAAAATATGGGGTTTTGAAGATTAAAGGAGAAAAACAAGAAGACACTACTACAGTTAAAAGATTACTTAAAAAACAACTGAAACTTCCAGAAAATTTATACCTGAACGACAAAGTTGTCGTTCAGCTCCCATCAGGTAAGAAATACAAGAATAAATACCTCTTATCTCCATACGCTTTTAAACTATGTTTAATGAGGTCTCAAAATACCAGGAATATATGCAAATTATTTCTTGTTGTTAGAAGACTGTGTTAAATATTTTAATGATTTTCATCTTGAAAGAAATTTAGTGTACCGAGTTTCTTTAAAAAGACTTGTTAAACAAAAAGATAAAACTATTAAACAAAAAGAATGTAAGATTGATGAATTGAAAGAAATTATGGTAAGAATGGAAAAATCTAATCTTGATATGAAAAAGACCGTAGAAAATACAAATACCCAACTTCTGGAAATTTCTAAAGATTTAAAAACTGTTATTTCTAAAGTATCAGAGTTTAATGTTTCTTCAAGGAAACAAAAAGCTTTAAGTGAAGTTATTGGTATTTGTAAAGAGCCTACTCTAGATAATGGTTATGAATCTTATCATATTGTAAGATGTCAGAATAAAAATTATGATAAACTTATTAAAGATAAAAAAGATAAATATAACGCAAAAGAGTTATTCCGTATTGATACCAATAATTCTGCTCTTTGTTGGCACTCAATGAAACAATACTTTGAATCAAATAAAAAATTTATCACAGATGCTTTTTCTTTTAAATATAAAGGAAAAATGAACGAAGATAATTTGCAGGATTTATTAAATGATTCTGTTAAAAATATTAAATCAAGAGTTTCTGGAAGATAAAATCTTTAATAGTATAAACCTTATTTAGATAATATAAATAAACTATTAAAACTCAAGTTTCTAACATATAAAAATTTTAATTTAAATTATTTTCAACATAATTATCAATAGTCTCATAAATATTTTCATTTAATTTTTTATTTTGATACGAATCATAATCTTTAAAAATAATATTATTAATAGTTAATTCTCCCTTTGTTGTAAATATGTGATATAATATTGATTTTTTAGTATTAATAAAAGTTCCAATATTTTTCATTAATTCCCAACCATTTTCTTTTTTAACAATAACATTACCAGACGAGATAATATCATTATATTTATATAATTTTATGTTTCTACCATATACTTTTGTAATACCAATTACTATATTATTATTTCCTAAATTATCATTAATATTTAACTGTGATATTTTTTTAGTAATTCCAGATTTTAATTTAATTAATGTATTATTTTGAAATCCAAATACTTTTTCAATATTAATTTTATAATCTATATTTTTTGAATTATTAAGATGTGACATTGCAATATTTAAAATATTTGTAATTTGATCTAATTTTTCAATTTCCATATAATCGGCAAATATAACACCATTAACTAATATTTTTCCAGTAGATGTAGTTAAACAATAAATTTCATCTTCTGTTATATTTAGAGGTTTTGAAATTTTAGATTTTTTTATTCTTATCCATTTACTATTTTCATAAACTAAATGATTACAAGAAACAATTATATTTTTGTAGTTATATAATTTAGTATTTTTTCCAGAAAATATATGTACTCCAATAATTTTTCCATTTTCAATTTTATCACCAACTTTTATTTTAGATATTATTTTTTGCGTACCATCATTCGTTGTAATTAATGTATTTTTATGAAAACAAAAAAATCTTGCAACATCACCTATTGGTCCATTCCAAACAGACATTAATGAATAGCCAGTATAAGCCACTGTATAAAATAAATCTTGAAATACAGTAAATATTGAAGAAAATGTTTGTAATAAACGATTAAATAATAAAGAAAATTTTGTAGAATATGCATAAAACATATTTGCAATATCTAACAAAAAAACATTAATTGAATCTCGTAAATAATTAATCATCAGTCTAATATTTTGTACACTTTTAACAAGATCAACTAAAACCTCTACTATTTTTTTAAAAAAATCTATAAAAGGTGCCATAAAACTTAAAAAAGAGTTTTTAAAAAATATCATTCCACATTCAAGTGCATTTTCAATACTACTTGTTCCTTTTGGTCCAACAAATGATGCAATTGGTATAATATGTGGTTGACATCTATAACTAGGCCAATCTTTTTGTATATTTACAGTATTTTCAATGCTAGAATTATAAAAAGTGTATGACTTGTAAAGAACATACACTATTCCAAACACCATTATTGTTAAAACTATTTTTAACATCATGTGAAGTATTTTAGAAGTTAAATTATCTGCAGATGGGTCGTTAGATGGTTCAAAAGGAGGTTCTGATGGTAAAGGAGGTTCTGACGGTAAAGGAGGTTCTGACGGTAAAGGAAGTTCTGATGGTAAAGGATTATTTAATTGGTCTAAAGGAAGTTCTGATGGTAAAGGATTATTTAATTGGTCTAAAGGAAGTTCTGAATGTAAAGGATTATTTAATTGGTCTAAAGGAAGTTCTGATGGTAAAGGATTATTTAATTGGTCTAAAGGAAGTTCTGATGGTAAAGGATTATTTAATTGGTCTAAAGGAAGTTCTGATGGTAAAGGATTATTTAATTGGTCTAAAGGAAGTTCTGAATGTAAAGGATGGTTGGAGCTTCCACTTTTTTTTGTATTTATAGTTTTTAACATATTTCGAATTTCAGTTGGATTACTCATACCTCCTTTTTATGTTATATTATTAGAATTATATAACATATAATTATAAATTATATGTTTTTAGGTTCGCAGATTGAATCAAATAAATCTTTATTAAAAGGTATTTCTACAATTGTAAATAAAGGCGGTAATGTTGTTCAACTTTTTTTAAGAAAAATGCATTCCTCTTCTGTAAAAGATAGATTACAAATAACTACAGAAGAACAAAAAGAAATTAATTTTTTTATGAAAAAAAATAAAGTAAAAGGATTTGTACATTCAAGTTATTTGTTAAATTTTTGCAGAATTCCTGTTGGGTTATTAAGAATACAATGGGCGTACAAAATGTTAAAGGAAGATATGGAATTAGGAGAAAAATTAGGAATGGAAGGTGTTGTTATACATATGTGTACACAAAAAGCTGTAGATGAAAAGTGGAAAACAATAAAATTAACCTCTGAAGAAACAATTGAAAGAAATATTCAACATATTGAATATTATTTTAAACATTACAGTAATACAAAAAAAATAAAATTATTATTAGAAAATTCAGCATCTGAAGGTTTTAAAATAGGTGGGACATTGTTAGAACTTGGTAAAGTATTTAAGCATCTATATGAAAAATATGGAAATAGAATAGGAACTTGTATTGATACTTGTCATGCGTTTGCTTCTGGTTATCCAATTAATACACTGGAAGGTATGAAATATTTTTTAGATGACTATAAAAAATATGTAGGTGATTATTCAACACTTAATTTAATACATTTAAATGATTCCAAAGAACCCCTTGGTTCAAAAAAAGATAAACACGCAAATATTGGAAAAGGTTATATTTTTAAAGATAAAAAAGGAAAAGAGGCTTTATATTTTTTAATATTGTTTGCAATTAAAAATAAAATTCCGATGTGTTTAGAGACAGGGTCTAATTATAAAAAAGAAATAAGTTTTATTAAAGACATAAGTTTAAACCAAAATGGTGGAAAGTTTAAATGTATTTCAAAAAATAAAATAATAAAAATATTAAAAGATTTAATAGAATATCATATAAGTCTTGGAAATTTTATACAAGCAACTCAATATTCCCGTGCTATTAATTCTATTAAATTTTATAAAATTAAAAACATATGTAGTGGGAAAGAATTATTTGATTTACCATGGGTTGGTAAAGGTATAGTTTCAAAAGTTGACGAATATATAAAAACAGGAAAAATAAAGTTATTAGAGGAATTTAAAGCAAATCCTATTATTTTAGCTTCTAAAAATTTAACTAAAGTATTTGGAATTGGTCCTAAAAAAGCTAAAGAACTTATATCACAAGGTATATTAAATATTGAAGATTTAAAAAAAAATAAAAATATAAAATTAACTCATTCTCAAAAATTAGGTTTAAAATACTATGATGATTTATTAAAAAGAATTCCAAGAAAAGAAAGTGAAAATATAAGAAAATTAATTAAAAGTGAATATCAAAAGATTAGTGGATCAAAAAAATTTGAAGTTATTTTAGCTGGAAGTTATAATTTGGGTAAAAAAACATCAGGTGATATAGACATAGTAATCTCAATTAATAACAAAAATGTAAATGGTATTTTAAAAAAATTAGTAACTCATTTATTTGAGAATGGTATTTTATTAGATACTTTTGGTTTAAAAATACCGAGTGATAAACAAACTAATTATATAGGACTTATAAAAGTAAACTCAAATCCTGTTCGACATATAGATATTCATGTTATTAAAAGTGAAGAATTAACATATCATATGTTATATTTTGGTTATGGAGAACAATTTTCTAGATTAATAAGGCAAAAAGCAAAAAATATTGGATACAAATTAAACAATAAAGGATTATTTAAAAATGGAAAAAAAATAAATATTCAAACAGAAAAAAATATATTTAAACAATTAAATATTTCATACATATCTCCTGAAAATAGAAATACAATTATATAATTTAAAATTAATTTTGTAATTACTTAAAGGTATAATAGGTTATACAATATTATAACTACAATGTTTAGCCAAAAACTTAATACTCGACCTAATACTCATCTTAATACTGTTCAGAATTCTTCTAGTAATGTTAATAAACAAATGCAATCTTTTTTTAATTCTGAATCTGCTAAAAGTCAACAAAATCAACTTAGTGACCTAAAGGAACAAAAAACTTTTGATAAATATCAAAAAAAAAATACATGTCCGTTAAATAAATCTTCTTCAATTGAATATCATTTTTCTGATAATAAAGAAAGTATTCCTTACACATCAGTTGAAATTCCAATTGAAAAAATAAAAAGTATTTTTAAAACATTAAAAGAAAAATTTGGAGATATTGAAATTATTAAGGAATATTCAATTTACAAAAATAATGATTTAATTTTAACAGTATATCCAGACGGTTCAAGTTTTTGTAGTCAAGTTGTAACTTATGAAATTAAAGATCCTAAAATTTCTTCAGGAATTATAGTAATGTATAATGAAAAGAATAAAATTTCAAATGATATTTTTCCTTGTCAATATATTTATAATTCAATTCTTGATGTTATTGATATAATATTTAATGTTAATAAAGATATTAAAATAGTATTATCTACTATTTATGAAAATAATAGAAATATAGCTAAATTAAAAAATATTGAAAGTTTAGGAAGACCAATAAAACTTACTAAATCTAAAAATGCTTGGTGTGAACTATATGTAAAGGTTGAATGTGATAGTAAAGTTGAAGAAGTTCACGATACTATTAATTTTGTAAATTTATTTTTTCCAACTGTTTCCACAAGTCAAGCATAAATAAAATATTGTTTCTGGTTCATCAGCACTTCTTGTTTGTTTTCCTTGAACAAATGTATTAATAGTTTTGCATTTAAAACACTTAGCGGTTTTGCTATTAGAAACAAGGTGTGTTTCATATAAAAATTTTTCTTCTTCTGCTTTTTTAATTAAACTAGTTTCCCACTTTTCTGGAAATAACTCAATTGGATTTTTATTAAAAATGTCAGAAACTGTAATTTCTTGTTTATTAAGTTTATTTTCAAAATATTTAATATTAATAATAAAAAATCCAAGACCATAATTATAACGTTGTTTAAATATTTGATATTTATATGATTTTATTTCATTTAATGATGTACGTTTCATTGTATTTTCATATAATGCTTCTTCAACATCAGAAGCTAACTTTTTAGTTATATCGTTATCTGTATTTAATTTTTTAGCAATGTATTTTTTAACATTGCTGCGAATATTTTTTAGATCCAATTCTGTCATTTTTTAGTTAGTTACAGTAAATACTTTAATTTAATTATCAGTTTTTCTTAAGTATTTAACGCATAAAAACATTAAACGTAGTATTAAATTTTAAAAAAACTTAAAAATTTATTATGTAAACCTTAATTTTTAGAACATTTAAGTAAAAAAAAATGATTAAAATAAGTAACAAATAATAATAGAAATTATTCTCTTTGATCCAAAACTGGATGGAGCCACCACCACCTTACGATGCTAGGGTTAAATGCTGTTTGTGTAAAGAGAAGCATGTCTCATCGAAACAATCAAAGAGACAACACCCTCTTTGTTCGTGGTGTAACAACAACTCTTCTTCTTTAGGCTATTCCTTTCGAGAAGTTTTGTCGTATAGCAAGAACAACTCCAGCGGCTTTAAAATGGAGTTAGTTGACCTGTTTTGGACGGAATTTGAAAAAGTGGACTGGTTTCGTGGTAACCCGGGACTGTCTGTTCAAGCACTCTACGAGTGTATATTTTATAGATATACAAAGACTACCTCTTCGGATGCAAGGTTCGTTGGATCTGTTCAGCTAAGGATGAAAAGGTCTATTGATGAATGGAAAAAAACTATCTAAAAACAAACCAATAATAGTTATATTTAAGATATAAACCCTACCTATTTAAGGGATATAATATGTAATAGTTTTTACCTATTTTAAATTTTGAACATATATGTAAAGGTTAAATATTACCTTATATTTTTCTTACCAAGAGTATGTTAAGAAAAATGCAAATAATTATAAGTTCTTTATTATTAATATTAGCGCTTCATTTCTTATTACAAGGAATTAATTATAGAAAAACTATATATTTAAACAAGACTAGTAATATGGAAAATTTTGAATGTATTCCAGAAAGTACAAAAATTAAAATGGAATTGTTAAATAAAATACAGTGTGAAAACCCATCGGTTCTTGCATTTAATACATATACTGATAATACAAATGATGCAAATTTTCAATCTAATGTATTAAATACAAATAGGTTTTATGTAAAAAATGATGGTGTAAAAAAGGATAATTCCAATGAAGTTGTTAATCAGAATGAAATTAATTCTTTATCTGATGTTAAATATTCAAACCAACCCGATTCTTGGAAATATAAAAATGAATTGGTAATGAATGGTGGTGAACTTTTATCAGGTATAACAGGTTATGATAATATAATGGATGATTATTATTCATATAATAAATTAAATGTTAAATCAGAATGTAATCCTTCTGATAGAGGTGCAACATTAGATGATGATTTAAGAATGGGAATGGGAACTACAAATAAAGATATTAGAAATACAACTTAAAATTTTTTTATCAAAGGTTTATCAAAATTAAATCCATAGTTGTCTTCATCTTTATTATATTCTTTTATTAGTGATTTTAAAAATGGTTTAATTTCAATTTGCCATATTTTTTCATCAGTATTATACGTAACACCATTTCTAAAAGCCAATAATACATATAATCCATTTTTACCATATTTTTTAACAAAATTTGTTTGTTTTTTTTTAGAAAAAATTATAGGCTCATATTCATTATTTTCAAAAGATTTATCATTCTCATAAATATAATCTGTAAACTCATTATTGTCATATTTATAATTATTATCATAAAATAACTTTTCATATTCTTTTTCAATTTTTTTACGTGAAAATGAAACATATTTTGAATCAGAATACAACATTAGAGTAGAATGTATAATAAAATTAAGAAGTTCCCATTCCATAATAATATATTCGGGTGCTTCATATTCATTATAGTCATCGTATTCAGAATAGTCATCGTATTCAGAATAGTCATCGTATTCAGTATTTTCTAAGTATGTTGGCAATAAGCAATGTGGCTTTAGTTTTAATTGGTTGTTTTTATTAGAGGGTATTAAATTATCCTTTAAATTATCCTTTAAATTATCCTTTAAATTATCCTTTAAATTATCCTTTAAATTATCCTTTACAGTATTTTTGCAATGTAAATGTTGCACCATTACTAGACTATGTTGGTTTAGATGTATCTGATCCATTTATTTTTTCAAATAAGTTTGTTAGAGCTCCTTTATTATTCTTATCTTTATTATTTACAAATTGTAACGGAGTATTTATAACGCCTTTTTTGGGACACGTTATTTCTTTGGAATCATACACATAACATATATCCGCATTGTCCTTGTATATTATTTTACCTGCATTTAAAGGTGTTGGATAACGAATTATAATTTCAGGCAAAGGCAATGTTATATACACCATAAACATTCCGATAAAAAAAGAAATAAAAAAACATTTCAAACTTAAGTATTTATTAAAATTCATTAAACGGATTATATGTATACTCATGAAAGTTTTATAACTTTAATAAATCCTCCTTTTGTGTTTTCATTTTCACCATTTTCACCTTTTTCATTTTCACCATTTTCACCTTTTTCAATACTTTGTTTAAATTTTAGTTTATACCTATTTGTTTTTAAATTTAATGCTTTTGTAATTGGTGGTTCTGGAACTGGTCCATTTATTAAAACATCTTGTTTTTGAACTAAATAATTATTTTCTTGGTGTTTTATTTGTTTAATGATATTTATATTATCAATTGTTAATTTTTCTAATTCTAATGTTAATACTGTACTATTTATTTTTTTATTTTTGTCAAGATAAATATTTCTTTTGACTTGAAATATTTTTTCCTGAGAGTCTTTTAATATTTTTGCATTTTTTAAAATCATATTTTGTATATCATCATTTTTTTTAATAGAATTATTATACATTTTTTCACCCTCTTCAAATAATTTATTATCTTTGTATTCAAATGCTCGTTTTATTAAATATAATGATTCTAATTTATCATCATTTAATTGATATTGTAAAGTAAAAATATCTTTATATATCATAGGATGTAATAGAACAGTCCAGTCTGATGGTTTATTTCCAGATATTTGCATACTACCATCATTTAACCATTCTTTTTTTACAATTTGTTTTTCTTTTTTATTTTTAATTTGAATTTCTATATCTGAAGAATTAAAAAAATACAACCAATTGTTATACATATTATATAAATTATATAATAATATTATTTATTTCATTTATCGTATTATATTAATCGTGTTATAGGATTATATTGTGTTTTATCTCCATTTTTATATTTTACATACAGAGTATATAAATGGTAAATAAATAATGAACCACAAAAAAATATTAAAAATAGTAATAAATAATTTGGATTTATCTTATAGTTTAATTTTTTTTCAATAAGTTGTTGGTTTTGTGTAATATATTTATTTACTGTTTTAGTATTTATATATCCTTTTAGTTTTTTAATTTTATTATAAATTTGTGGGGTATGTCCATAAATCATTTTCAAGTAAATAGTATCTCTCCGAGAAATAGTTTCTATATAAAAATGAAGAATAAATTAATCCGCATTTTTATTAATAATAAACATATTATTGAAATATCTCCATTGTCATCTATATTTAGTCTAAAATATGAAATTACAAAAAAAATTTCAGAGTTTGAAACATTACCAATAGATAACATAAACTTACATTTTCATAGTAAGCCATTATCCGATAATAAAAAATCTTTATTACTTTACAATATTGAAGATAATTCAAATATTAATGCATCGTCCATTATAAATGGTGGTAGTTCAAATTCAAATCTTATTTTAAAAATAATATATTATTTATGTATTCCTATATATTTTATATTTTTAGTTAGTGGGTTACCACCATTAGTTGCTAATAGTTTTGGATATATATTTGATAAATCAGTTATGTCATTGATGTCTTATTTTGGTGCAGACCATAACGAGTTACCTGCAAAAATAATAAGAATTTTTTTAAATATGATAATGTGGTTTTTTAAACATACAGCGCTAATATTTTTTATTTGGATAACGGCAGCATATATGATATTTCCTTGGTTATATATGAAAAATAATGATTATTGTAATTCTGGTTTAGCTGCAAAAGAGGTTGGTTTTTGGGTAATGTTTTTATATTTTTTTATATATGGTTCATTAAACATTGTTGATTTTGATGTAAATATTATACAAACTATTGTAAATTTAAAAGGTAATCCTCTAATAATAAAATCATTTTTAGGACCAACACTACAGACATTTAAAGAATCTTGGGATATTTCAAAATTTTCACCATTTTATGCAGTTCCATTTATTGGTCAATTTTTTTTGTTTGTTCATGAAATTTTAGATGTTGGTGTATCTTTAATATATACAGCAATGGATACAATAAGACAATTTGATTGTGATGATAAAAATACAGTTTCAAGTTTAAATACAATGTTAAAAGGACTTGAATCTATGATAAATTTAAAAACTAAAGGATCAAAAACTCCAACAAATAAAAATACAGGTATTAGTTTTCAAGAAAAAATGTTTTTTGGAGCTGCAATGGCACCCATTAAAAATTACAAATTAGAACCAATGATAAAATTATTACAACAAGGGTTTAATGACCTTACTATTAAAAATTCAGGAAAACAATTACCTAAGCTTGAAGGAACTGAATTTGAATTAGGAGGATTTAATCGATGGTCTTCTAGTTTTATAACTTCATTTTTTTGTGAGATTTTGGAAGCAGTGAATGATATAACTGATGTAATATGGGGAATTGGGACAGAAAATGAAGTTCTAAATATGATAAAAACAGGAAATTTTAGTGGAATAGGAGCAGCATTTTTTATGTTTGGTATTTTTATTTGGACGTTCATATTTAGTAGTTTTAGAGGATATAAATACGGTTAATGAATATAAATGTATTGAAAAAAAATCGATTATATTATTATAATTTAACTAAATAAAAATAAAAATAAAAATAAAAATAAAAATGGATTCTGATACACAAAAAACAGTAACGCCAACAACTGTTGAAATAAGCGATACGTTTATACCTGTTAAAGTTATATCCCCTAATGGTTTGTTAAACAAAGGAAATACATGTTATATAAATACAGCACTTCAAACAATTATTGACATTTCAAGTGATATTTTTATTAGTGGTGAATATAATCAAAAAGTACAATCTAATGAAAATATTAGCAAATTCCTGTTTAATTTTTCTCATTTGGTAGCATCTGTTGAAAACATTGATGGACGGTGGTCAAAACATCATGTAAATTTATATTTACAGAATTTTTTAACATATTTGGGAGATTTAGATAATTTTAAAAGATTTATTAAGTTTCGTCAAGCCGATTCGTATGAATTTTTAACAGAATTAATAGATCTTTTATCAACATATTTACGATACAATATTACAATAAATATTAAAATTGATGTTGATGAGAAAGACTTAGATGAAAAGGATAAAACTCGATTAATTTATTATAATCATTTGAAAACAACTTTAAAATATACTTCTGTTTTTGAAGAAAAACTAAGAGGATATTTTAGAGCAAGTATTACATGTGGTTATGAAGAGTGTAAAAATCGTTCTGAAAAATTTGAACCATTTTTAACACTATCTTTTCCAATTGAAGGAATGAATACTTTAGAAGAGTGTTTAGAAAATTATGTAAAACCTATTACATTAGATGAAAAAAATCAATGGTATTGTGATAAATGTAAAAGAAAGTCACAGGCTGAAAAAAAACTATCTATTTGGAATACAGGAGAATATATTATTATTTCATACAAAAGATATTTAAATATTCAAATTGCAACTATTAAAGATGGTCATTCAATTAATGCACCTTTTAAAAATTTAGATTTATCACCATATGTTGAGGATAATAAACCAGATGAAAATAATTACTCTTTATCCAGTATTACCGTGCATAGTGGTAATATGAATGATGGACATTATGTAATTGCTCGTAAAATAAACAATGACTGGTTTATTTTTAACGATAACACAGTTATTCCTGTTAAGGAAAGCAATATTAATATAAGTTCTGCTTATTATTTGGTATACAAACGCCAAGTATAAAATTAAATTTTAAAGTTTTATTAAATAGTTAAATTATATAGTTGAATTATATAATTAAATTATATAATTAAATTATATAGTCGAATACTTTTTATTATGTATATTTTATAGATACCACAAATGAATTCAAATAAACAAACAAGTATTGTTTTAAACAAGTCTATAAAAAATATTAGTAATATTAGTAATATACCTTCAAAAATGTCATTAGTTGTTTACATAATATTAATGCTTCTTGCTGGGTTTATTATACTTCTTTTAGTATTTTTAGTAAAATATTTAAGAACTACATGTGGTCCTTCAGGTAAAATGGACTATTGGTCTTATCTAAAAGGGTTAGATATTAATGATAATCCATGTAATATTCCATTACCAGAACAAGTATTTGAAGAACGTGAAGTTAAATGTGAAAAAGAAGTTTTTCATATAAGTGACCAAATTTATACATATCCGGAAAGCATAGAAAAATGTCGTGCATATGATGGTGCTGAACTTGCAACATATGACCAACTTGTTAAATATTATAATGATGGTGGATCATTTTTAAACTATGGTTGGAGCGAAGGACAAAATGCATATTATCCAATTCAACCGTGTGACTATGTAAAATTAAGGCGTCAAGGTATTAATATTGGACCACCTGGAGTTAATGGTGGAAAGTTTCCTACACATATTAGATTTGGTGTTAATTGTTTCGGTGTTAAACCAAAAGGACATATAGTTAAAATGAAAGAGCCAATATGTGATGAATATGGAAAATCAGAATTATGTCAAAGAAACCCGGATGCATGTAAAATTTTAAAAAGTGATAAAATAGATCCTTTTATACCAGATAAACAGTGGTCTATTTGGGGAGATAAATAATTAAAATATAAAATTAATAATATTTTCCACTTCCATCACAAACCCAACAAATAATTTTACCAAATAAACATTTATTACATTTATTTATACCGGTATCTGTTTTTTTACATAATAAACATAATATTTTTCCAGTTCCTTTACAATAATTACAAATATTATTCTGGGTACATTCAATATTTTCATTAAGTGAAATATTTTCATTACTTAAAATATGTAGAAATGAAGCTTTAATATTTTTTTTAGGATATACCTTAATTGGTTTATTGTGAATATATTTATTAAAGTAACATGAAAATGTTTTAATATTTTTTTTAGGATATACCTTAATTGGTTTATTGTGAATATATTTATTAAAGTAACATGAAAATGTTTTAATATTTTTTGTAATATACATCTTTTTTCTTTAAACTTTAATTTTCTTTAAGTATTTAAACGATAAATTAAAGTTTAAGTATTTAAAGGATAAATTAAAGTTTAAGTATTTAAACGATAAATTAAAGTTTAAGTATTTAAACGATAAATATTTTATTGTTATATTTATAAAATAATATGTGTGGAATAACAGCATATTTATTGGCAGATAAAGAAAATAATAAAGAAAACTGGTATTGTTTTAATATTTTAATTCGTTCATTAAAAGCATTACAAAATAGAGGTTATGATTCGTGTGGAATTATTGATAGTGAATTTAAATGTTTATTAAAAACAATTAAAAAATCAGAAATGTTAATATATAAAAATGAAAAAATACCAGAAGATGCAGTTAACCAATTAATTTTAAAACAAAAATTGTTTCCAAAAAATGCTTTAGTATGTATGGCACATACACGTTGGGCAACTAGTGGGAAAAAAACAGTTCCTAATGCTCATCCTCATATTAGTTATGATAAAAAAGTTGCAGTTATACATAATGGTATTATTGAAAATTATATTGATTTAAAAGAAAATCTTATAAAAGATGGCTGGTTATTTAGTTCAGAAACAGATACAGAAATAATTTCTAATTGGGTAGCACGAGAAATTGGAATCAATGTTAACGAAGAATCAGTAGTAAAAGCAATACGGAATGCAACTAAATATTTAGAAGGAACCTGGGCAATTACACTAATGCATAAAGATTTACCAAAATCTGTATTTGTGGCACGGAATGGAAACCCTTTATTAATTGGATACAATGAATTATCTGGAGATATAATGGTTTCTTCTGAAATTTCTGGTTTTGTAAATAAAGTGACAAAATATGGAATATTAGGCGATGGAGATGTTATTCATTTAAAATCAGGTTTTACAATAAGTGATATATTAAAACAATATCAAGGATTAAATGAAATAAAATTTCAAAATGTTCCAAATGAAATTATTAATCTAACACCTGGTAATTTTCCATATTTTATGGCAAAAGAAATATATGACCAGACAGAAGCAGTATATGGACCATGTGAATGGGGTAAATACAAAGATAAAAATATAAATGAATTTCCTGAATTAAAACAATTAATTCCTCTTAAAGCTAAAAATAGTAACGGATTTGATCTTTTACTTATTGGATGTGGGACAAGTTATAATAGTGGATTATCAAGCACGTGGTTTTTTGACTCTTTACCTTTTAGAACAGTTAGATGTATAACAGCATCTGAATTTACTATTTTAGATTTACCAAAAAGTTTAGATATTCCAGTTATTGCAGTACTAATTTCTCAATCAGGAGAAACATTAGATACTTATAGAGCATTAAAAATAGTCAAAGAAGCAAATGTTCAAACAATAGCTTTAGTAAATGTTGAAAATTCAATGATTGCAAGAGAATGTGATTATGTTATTTATTTACATGCTGGGCGTGAAGTTGGTGTTGCTTCAACTAAAGCATATGTTACACAAATAATAGGTTTATATTTATTATCATTATTTTTTAAAAGTACGGGTGATACTAAAGTTCCAAATGATTTATTATTATTGTCATCACATGTTCAAAAAACTTTAAATAAATATTTTCCATATTTGACAAAAGAAAAAAATATTTTAAATGAAGTTAAATATTTATTTGTATGTCCAAAACCATTTTTTAATATTATTAATGTTTTAGATAAAATAAACCATGGTTTTATTTTATCAACTGGTAATCAACGAGCTACTTCATATGAAGCATCTCTTAAAATAAAAGAAGTTGGTAGGGTTTTTATACAAGGATACCCAACTTCCAGTTTAAAACATGGTCCTTTTTCTTTGATTGATGAGGGTTTACCAATATTATTTGTATTACAGGATGGTGAAAAAGATTGCATTAGAAGAACAAATACTGCAATAGAAGAAGTTCATTTAAGAGGAGCATTTGTTTATGTTTTTACAGATATTCAAGATTATAAAAATGAAAAAGTAAAAGAAATAATTATTGTTCCTTTAAATAAAACATTTTCAAGTATTTTAACAATTATTCCTTTTCAAGTTTTAAGTTATTTTATGGCAGGTGTTAGAGGATTAAATTGTGATTGTCCAGTAAATCTTGCTAAGTGTGTAACAACTGACTAAAATTTAAGTAATAACTTTATCATATAATCCATATTTTACACATTATGATAACAAAAATCTATATTTACATAATTTTTTCAATATCTTTTAATATTAATATATAACTTACTATAATTATTAATGTTAAACTTTAAATTAATAATTATAGTTTTAGAATTGCATATTTATATTTAAACTTATATGAATATTTAAATATCTTTACCAACATTCCAGATGTAATCATCATTTAGTCCATATTGTTTAACAAAATTCCATAATTTTGCATCATATGTTGAAACAGTTGGGTAAGGTGGTTGTTCTTTGGCAATATTTTGAAACTTTTCAGAAGAAATATATAATTTTGTTCTTTTTGTTTCTAATTGGTCATCCCAAATTGTTTTACCAACTTGAACAACATTAAAAAAAGTTGTTGGAAAAACTTTATATAATATATTTAGTAATATTGCAGAACCAGAAACTAACCAGAGTCTTTCTGGATGTTTTTTATTTCCCCATGCTTTACTTATATTAGAAATCATATAATCGATAAATATTTTATCATCTGCTCCAAATTTTATTAAAAATCTATTTTTAGTATCTTCTTCATAATAATTTTTAGAATATAATAATACTTTATCTAAATAAGCAGGTTGAGGAACTTCTTCTATAGTTGCACCAAATAATTTTGCATATTCTGTTAAAGGAAATAGTTTATTTCTTTGTTCTACAAAAACAACTGATTTTTTGTGAGTAATATTTGCAGCATAAGCTAAAGCAATTTGAGCATAACCATATACTGGCCCACCATATATAAATATGTTTTTATTTGTATTTTCCAATAAAGGAACAAGTCCTCTTTGTTTTGTTCCACCTATTAAATAATCATCCCGAACAATATGAAAATATTTATTTTCATATTTAATAGGTGTAATAATAATATCAGGATTGTAAAGTTCATTTGGAGTTTTTTCACTTTTTCGCCATATCCAAATAGGTTGTGGGTTTGTTATATTTTTATCAGAATATCCTATTACTCCGTAAAAATACATATTTGGAAAAGTGTAAACATAATCTAACATTTCTTGAACGTAATTTTCTTTTTTATCCTTTTGATTAATATTAATACACATATATCCACCAATATTCAAATGTTCGTATGCTTTTTTTAAAGACTTTTTCAAAAAAAGTTCAGTCCATTCTTTTTCTGTTGTATATTTTGATAACGATTGAGTATTATTATTTGTATATGTTTCTATATCAAAATAAGGAGGGCTTGTAAAAATCATATCATATGTTTTATCAAGTTTTACATCTTCAAAACAATCATTTATTAAAGTATATTTTGATTTATCTTTTGCAAATAATTCAATCATTTTATTGTATCCTTCAAATAAATTAATATTTGGATCTACACCAGTATATTCAACATTGCAAAATATACAAGATAATAATCTTTCACCCCATCCAGATGAAAAATCAAGTACGCTTTTAGGATTAAACATTTGAATAATTGCTATTAAATTAACTTGACGAAAATTAGAACATTCATAATTTAAATCATATATAATTTCTTTGATAGAAAAAGAAGTTATATTACCATATTTTTTAAGAGCTTCTTCTTCTATATGTTTTTTTTCTTTTAAAAAAAACTCAATTGGAGAATATTTTTTACCAATTCTTTTACATTTCATTCTTTCTTTATTTTGAAAATAATCTACAATTTTATTGTAATTTTCATAATCACTTTCTTCACTTAATAATAAAAGAGGTCGTCCAATAAATAAATATTTATATTTATTGTATTTTAATTTTTTAACAGTGTAATATTTATCATATAGTAATCTTTTTTTATAATCATATTTTTCTAAATTTTTATACATATTTTTAATATCATCTAAATTATAAAATTTATTTGTATATGGATAATTATTTTCTATAATTTGATGTGATAAAGTTCCACCTGATACATTTTTTTTGTTATAAATTGCATAATAACTATTATCATAACTATTTTTTTTAATTATTTTAACTAAATTAAAATTATTAAAATAATTATTCCATTCTTCTATACTTTTATAATTTGAATAAAATTTTTGAATAAAATTATCATACGATGATATTTGTGATATAACCGTATCAAATATAATATGTTGTAAATCTAATAATTTAGCAAATTCTTTATTTTTACAATCATGTTCTTGTAAAATAATAATTCCTTTTTTTGTCAGTACTCTGTCAAATTCTTTTAAAATTTCTTCGATATCTATATCATTAATATGATGAAGAGTATGTGATACTAAAAGTAAATCAATAGAAGAGTCTTCAATTTTTTTTGTGTCATTATAAAAAAGAACATCATTTCTTCTTTTAAATTTTAAATCTAACCATTCATCTATATCAACACAAATAATTTTATCAGAATGAAAATTATGTCCAAGATAATATGCAATATCACAACTTGCACCTCCAAAATCAAGAAATGAATCTACTTTTATATTTATATATTTTTTTACATAAGAATAAATTTTAAAAGCTCTTTTTTTATTTGACTCTTCTGAATATAGATTTTTAACAATACCATATTTTAATTGTTCCTTAGATAAATTTTGAATAGTTATTTTATTTGTATCTGAAACTAAACGATTAATATCATCTTTTGTATATTTACCATAATTTTTTAACATCGTGTATATAAATTCTTTTTTGTTCATTTTTAAATATACTCTAATATACTTTTAATATACTTATCATAATATTTATATCATTTACAAAAAATATTTCTTTTATAAATATTTTTTAACTATACATTGAATAAACATAATTTGGAGTGCAAGGAATAATATCTTTTAACATTTCTGAAATTATTTCATTAGTAATAATATATTTTCCATCTTTTATTTTAATATTTATATTTTTATAAGAAATATTTAATTTTTGTGGTAAATGAAAAAGATTAATTCGTAAAAATAATGTTTCAATTACTCTTTTTATATTTCTAACACCAGAATCATCATTAACTGTATATTTTTCAATTAAATTAATTATTGTTTCATCGTCTAAAATATAATTTTCTTTTTTTAAACCTATATTTTCACACGCTCTTTTTATTAAAAAATTTTTAGAAATAATTAACTTTTCGTTTTTCTTAAATGGTGTAAATTTTATTTCAGTTAAGCGGTCTCTTAAAATAGGATTTAGTTTTTCAGGATCATTATATGAAAATATAAACATTGCTTTAGATAAATCAAAATTTATTCCAGAAAAATACTTATCTGAAAAACTATCATTTTGGGTAGTATCTGTTAAATGCATTAACATACCAGCAATTTCTTCACCAGCATTTGTTGTACTTATTTTATCCAGTTCGTCAAAAAAAATAACTGGATTCATACACTGTGTGCTAATTAAAATATCTACAATTTTTCCACATCTTGATCCTTCGTATGTATAATCATGACCTTTAAAACTTGAAGCGTCTGACTCACCACCAAGACTAATCATATAAAATGGTCTACCTAAAGCTTTAGCAACTCCTTCTTTTGCTAATGTTGTTTTACCTGTTCCTTTATCTCCAATGAAAGCAAGTGGTTCATTTGTTGATTTAGGGTTAGTAATCCATTTTCCAACAAATTCTAATATTTTTTCTTTTGCTGTTTGTTGTCCAAAAATACATTCATCCATTACATGTTCGATGTTGGATAAATATGAAATAATTTCTTCATTTGGACTTGTTAATGATATTGGTAATTCAGTATATTTACCAAAAGGTACTTGCAAAATACCATCTATCCATCTAGACAGTTTTGAATATTCAGAACTATAAGAGTTCATTGTTTCTATTAAATTCATACTTTCTATAACTTTTGCTTTAGATGATAGTGACATTTGAGAAAGTAATATTTTATGTCGTGGTGGAATTTTATGCTTATTTAATTCAAATATTTCTTTTTCTACTTCTTCAATATATTTTTTTTCTTCTGATGTTATAGAATTACTAACATTTTTTCTTAAATTATATTCTTTAATTGGTTTTATACACGGAATACATTGAGTATTAATATTTAGTTTTTTATGTTGTGGATTTTTTATTTCTTCCATTTCTTCTGCTAATGTTTCAAGATATTCTTCATAATCATTTCCATTTCCATTTACATTTAAATTTTCATTTCCATTTACATTTAAATTTTCATTTCCATTTACATTTAAATTTTCATTTCCATTTACATTTTCATTTTTATTTTCATTTTCATTTTCATTTTCATTTTCATTTTTATTTTCATTTTCATTTTCATTTTCATTTTCATTTTCATTTTCATTTTCATTTTCATTTTCATTTTCATTTTCATTTTCATCTTCATTTTCATTTTCATTTTCATTTTCATTTTCATTTTCATTTTCATCTTCATTTTCATTTACATTTCCATTTTCATCTTCATTTTCAGATTCACTTATTGATTCTGAACTTGATTCTTCTTCACTTTCTGTTGATTCTGGAATATAATCATTATCTTCAGATTCACTACCATCACTACCATCACTACCATCATTACCATCACTATTATCACTATTATCACTACCATCATTACCATCATTACCATCATTACCATCATTACCATCATTACCATCACTACCATCACTATTATTTTTATATTTTTTATTTACATTTTTATCGTTTGATAAATTACTTTTATTTAATTTTCTTTTTTGAGAACGGGTTATAGGTCCATTCTTTTTAAAATCTAAAGATTCTTTAGAATTTTTCATATTATATGTATGATTTTTTTTAAATATTTCTGTATAATTTAACATATTAATGTTAAATTATCTTAATTCTTTATATACTTATATACAAATAATTATATTACTATTTTTAAAAGGTTATGTTAAAGTATCTAACAATACGTTCGTAGTATGTCGCACACTTCTTCAGGAGATAACGTGGTGTCGATTTTCAGCAACACCGTGTTAAGGTAGTCGGTCATGATGCTTTGCATTACTTTAGTACGACGCGTCACACCAAACATTCCCGAATAAAGGAGGTACTTAACTGACGTTGCGTAGGTTCCCTCTACGCATATTGGAACTGGGCCAATTATCGGATAGACCCGTCCCGATTGGTCTGCAAGTGATTTCCCATATTTTGTAACTAATATGGTAAGAGCTCTATTTTGTCCTTTGAAGACTCCTAGGAAGTCATTGGAAGACATAGAAGTTACGGCAATCTTTACTCTTCGAAATATTTTTATATATAATGTTTCTTACAATAGTTTGGTATCAATTTTATTACTATATAAATGATTATATAGTAATAAAAAAGAGAACAATAGTATATTGTTCTCTTTAGTTTTTAATTTGTAACAAAAAAATAGACAATTACATAAAGGATATATCATATATAATATAACTTGTAATATATTATATAACTTGATAGCATGAACGAACTTGCCAGAGAATTAAATAATATTCAACCAACGAGACGAATTAAATCTATTCAGTTTGGACTATTTAATCCCGACGAACTTCGTAAAAGTTCTGTTTGTGAAGTTACTAAACCTGATACGTTTGATGGTTCAGAACCAGTTATTAATGGACTTTTCGATCCCCGAATGGGTGTTATTGAAAGAGGTCCAGAATGTGCAACATGTGAAAACAATAACGCAATGTGTCCAGGACATTTTGGACATATTGAATTAACGCTTCCTGTTTTTCATATGCATTTTATTCATATTGTAATGAAATTATTACCTTGTGTTTGTTTTAGGTGTTCTAATTTACTTGTAAAAAAGAATACTAAAAAACTATTAAAAGATTTAAAAGGAAAAACTGGAGAAAATCGTTTTAAAATAATAAACGAGTTAAGCACAAAAACACAGAAAGCTTCTCGTTGTTGTTATAATGAAGGATGTCGTGTTATTCAACCTTCAAAATATACTCTTTTAACATCAGATAAAATGAGAGGTATTGAAAAGAAAATTCCAGGATTAGAAAAAGATACAGTTGTTGCAATTGTAGCTGAATTTAAAGAAGAAGCAATTAGAGATATAACAATTTCTAAAAAACATAGAATTACACCAGAACAATGTTTTGAAATTTTTCGAAAAATTACTGATATTGATTGTTCGTTTTTAGGATTTGATCCAAAATATTCAAGACCAGAATGGATGATATGCACTGTTTTACCAGTGCCTCCTCCTTCTGTAAGACCTTCCGTTCAAAGAGATAATAATCAAAGATCTGAAGATGATTTAACATATGTATTATTAATGATTATTAAAGCAAATAATCAACTTAAAAAAAAAATAGAACAGGGTGATGATCAAAGAAAGATTGATGTTGCTTATGAAAATTTACAATGGAACGTAATTACTTTAATTAGTAATAAAATTCCAGGTATTCCTCATAATGCACAGCGTTCTGGAAAGTTAATTAAAGCTTTAAGAGATAGAATTACTGGAAAACATGCTCGTATTAGAGGAAATTTACTTGGAAAACGAGTTGATTTCTCTGCAAGAACAGTAGTTTCAGTTGAACCAAATATTAGCATTGATGAGTTTGGAATGCCAAAGAAAATTGCAATGATTTTGACTTATCCTGATATCGTAACTGATTATAACATGGAAGAATTAGAACAAATTGTAAAAAATGGTCCTTTAGTTCATCCTGGTGCAAAAAAGATTGAAAGATTAGAATTTGATTGTTTTGGAACTCCGTCTCCTTGTACTATTAACTTAAAACATGTAGATCCAAAGTCAGTCTCACTAAAAGTTGGAGACATTGTTCACAGACATATTAAAGATGGTGATATTTGTTTATTCAATCGTCAACCATCCCTACATAGAATGAATATGATGGGACACAAAGCAATAATTGTAGAAAATAATACGTTTAAATTAAACGTTTTTGTTTGTCTTGCAGGCGACACTATTATTAACACTGATATGGGAAGCACCACAATTGCTGAATTTGAAAAACATTGGGAAACTCGTACTATTAAATCAAGTAATTGGAATGCTGACAAGAATGTTTATGATTGTGGCGTTGAGAGATTTCATAAAATTGTACCACACGAATTAGGATTCAGATCTTTTGAAATTCTCCTTGAAAATGGAGACAGTATTAAAGCTACACAAGAACACCCTTTTTATACAAAAAGTAGTAATCGAGTTGAAGCAAAAGATTTAAAAGTTGGTGATTATCTTGTTGGGTATGAAGAGGATTTACCTCCTATTGATTACGAAACAGGAATTACCATTCTTTCAGAAAATTTTTCAGAACTTGATGTAATTAAATATCTGAAAAATATAAATTTACATGATATTAAGTGTAGTGATAAACGACAAATTATTTTGGCTGGACTTGTTGGTCATATTTTTGGTGATGGAACTCTTTGGTTGGATGACAAAAATGTCCATTTGACATTTTTGTCTTCTTCTTTAGAAGATATTACAAGTATTAAAAATGATTTGATAAGTCTTGGATTTGATGAGGAAATGGTTAATATACACGAAAAACAAAAAAGTAAAGACATAAAAATAAATCAAATTAATGGAGATTTTAAGTTATTCAATATCAACGGTATTTATACAATTTATATTATTCAAAGACCAATTGTAATGATGTTTAAAGCTCTTGGAATACCAAGCGGTGATGAAAATCAAGAGTTTCAAATTCCTTATTGGATTATGAATGGGTCAGCTATGGTTAAACGGCAATTCCTCAGAGGTTACTTTGGGGCTAATTGTTCAAAACCAACATTTGATATAATAACTGGATATAGATTTCAAACTATTTGTTTTAAAATGTCTAAAGTTAAAGGAAAATCTTTAGTGAAATTTTGTGAAGAAATTTATACAATTTTAAACGAATTTAAAATTAATACTCTTCCTATTTCTGTAGAAAGTAGTAATATTTGTCAAAATAGCGAAAATACTTTTTCATACAAAGGTAAGATTTGCGGTGATATTATTAATATACAACAATTTTGTCAAAAGATAGGATACCTATATAATAAAGAACAACAAAATGTTGCAATGTATATTGCAGAATATTGTAAATATATTTTGAAACTTAAACCACAACTTAAACCACTTAAAAAACAAAATAATTATATTGATCTTACAAAATATAATAAATGGTTACAAACATATTCAATTGAAGGCACTGGATTAGTATGGAAGAAAATTTCAAATATTAATGAGATTGAAATGAAAGAAGCGTTTGACATCACAACAAAAGATGAAAATCACAATTTTATATCCAATCGAATTTTATCAAAAAATTGTAAACCATATAATGCAGACTTCGATGGTGATGAAATGAATACTTTTTTACCGCAGTCTATACAGACTCGTGTAGAAATAGAAGAATTAGCTGGTGTGTCAAGACAAATAATTAGTCCTGCAACAAGCACTCCTATTATTTCAGTAGCTCAAGATTCAATGGTTGGATCTTATATTTTAACAAAAAGTGATTTTGCAACAACAGGTGAAAAGTTGTTTCATTATACGATGCCAATTACTCAACTGAAAAGTGATTTTAACTTTATTAGATCAAGAGAAAAAGAGCTATGGTCTGGAAATGAATTGTTTAGTACAATTCTTCCTAATATTAGTCTTAAAAACTCAAAAATAGAAATTAAAAATGGTACTATTGTTTCTGGATTTATGGACAAAGCCACTTTAGGTGGTGGAGACAAAGGTATTATTCAAGCAATTATTAACCAACATGGCTCCAGAGTATGTAGAGACTTTCTTGATAATCTACAACGATTAGTTATAGCTTGGATGGAGGATATAAGTTTCAGCATTGGCTTTGGAGACGCAATGCCCAAACAAAATATCAGAGATGATATTCATAACCGTTTGGAAGAAAAGAGAATTGAATCAGAAGAATTAATTCGAAAAGCCCAATTGGGACTTTATGAACCATTTTTGAACAATGAACTTAAAATGGCAAAACTTGAATTCGATATTAAAAATATTGGAAGTTCTGCCAATAGTGATGTTTCCGAAATTGTATCAAAAAATTTGCCAAAAGATAACAACTTTATGATAAGTGCTGATTCTGGTTCTAAAGGAGATGAAGAAAATTTAAATCAAATTATGGGTTTGGTCGGTCAAAGAAATATTGAAGGTCAAAGAATAACATATGGTTTAACTGGAAGAACTCTTCCACATTTTACAAAATGGGATATGGGATTAGCAAGTCGAGGATTTGTATATAATTCTTATATGGACGGTATGAGTCCGTCAGAATTCTTTTTCACGTCAATGAATTCAAGGTCTGATGCTATTAGTTCAAATATTAAAACAGCAGAAACTGGTTATATTCAACGTAGATTAATTAAATCAATGGAAGACCTTAAAGTTGAATATGACGGCACAGTTAGAGATGCTGTTGGTAATATTGTTCAAGTATCTTATGGAATTGATGGATATGATTCTATTAAATTAGAACATGTTCCTTTAAATTTAATAAAATATAACAATGAAAAAATGGAAAAAGAGTATCAGTGGAATATAGATGATATTTCAGAGGCTTTACTTACTGAAGAAGCTTATGCTAAATTAGTAAAAGAAAAAACTGAAAATAATACAGAAATGTTAAAAGAATGGAATCAACTATTAATAGATAGACAAGATTTAAGATACAAATATTATCCAAATCTTATTAAAGAAATTGAAACTGTTCTTGCTCCTGTTAATTTACAAAGATTGATTTATCAAATGATTAATCAATTTCACATAGAGGAATACGATCAAAGTGATTTAACACCAATTGAAGTTATTAAAACAATTTCAGAACTAAATGAATATGTGTCTTATTACAATATTCACAATAATTTTTCACCTATTTTAAAAATATTAATTAGGAGTAATTTATCATCAAAACAATGTATTTTCATACATAAATTTCCAAGATCAATATTGAAACATTTAGTAGATGTGATAAAACACAAACTATTATATGCTATTGTTAATCCAGGAGAAATGGTTGGTATTATTGCAGCTCAAAGTATTGGAGAGCCACTTACACAATTGGTGTTAAAATCTTATCACTTTAGTGGTGGTGCCAACAATATGTCAGCTATTACAACTTCAGGAGTTCCAAGAATTCAAGAAATTATTGGTTTTACTAAATCTGAAAGTATGAAAACACCAGCAATGAAAATTTACTTAAAACCGCAATATTCTAATAATAAAGAAATTGCATTTGAAGTTAGAAATCAAATTGAATATACTGAAATTAAAGATTTATTGCTTTCTTCAGAAATATTATATATCCCTGATAAAACTAAAAGTAAATCAGAAGAAGAAGACGAACAATTTAAAATTTTTCAAGAAATTCTTGAATTAACAGAAACTCAATGTACTCCAGTTGATACATTATCACACTGGATCCTTTGGATGGAATTTGATAGAGAAATAATGTTAAAAAAAAATATTTATATGAACGACATTAAAGAAGAAATTAGCAAACATTGTAATGTAGATACTGATATCCATTGTGTTGTCGGTAATATGAACAGTGACCGTTTAACATTAAGAATAAGAGTAAGACGAAATTTAGAGGAAGGAGAAGGATATATTTCTTTTTTTCGTTCTTTGGGTGATTGTTTACTATCTATTCCTTTAAGAGGAATACCAGGAATTACTAAAATTGTTCCAACACCAGTAAAAAATGGTAAAATTATATATGAACCAGATGGAACAATGAAAGCAGTAGATGAATGGGTTTTAATATCAGATGGTTCAAATTTAATTGCAGTTTTATCAAATGATTATGTTGACGAAACAAGAACAACAACAAATGATATTTCTGAAATACATAGACTATTTGGTATTGAGGGAACTCGAAATGCTATTATTAGAGATATTGATCAAACAATTTATGAAGGTGCAAGCAAACGTCTTAATATTAGACATTATACTGTATTAGCAGATCTTATGACATATAGAGGTAAAGTTATGCAAATTCAAAAAAATGGGTTTGGAAAATCACCATATATTGGGCCAATTGGTCGAGCAACCTTTGAGGTAATGGACAAAGTTCTTGTAACTGCTGGTATTTTTTCAGAGGTAGATGACATGAAAGGAACATCTTCTAATATTATTACCGGTCAATGTGTTAATTCTGGAACAAATGCATTTGATTTATTCATTAATACGGAAATGCTACCAGAGAAAAAACAAACAGAGACTAATATGTATCCACCGGAACAAAATATTAATGATAAACCAGAAATTAATTATTCACCTGCTGTTATTCCAATTGAATCACCAGAAACTTTTGAGATTGATGATGAATTTATGGAAAAAATGAATTCTTCCAAAGAAGTAAAACTTGAAAATTATATTCAAGCAATTGGTGCACAGTCAATTGTTGCTGAGGATAGTGATTTTAACTTTGGATATTCTATAGCTACTATGAACGAATATACTTTACCAACTTCGATTATTGGACAAATTGATGTTAATATTACAAGAAGTGATGAAAATGTTCGTAACCGACGACGTAGAAAACGTTAAAGTTTCAATGTTAAAACATTGAAATATTAAACTTGTATAAAAACATTAAATTTATAGTAAAAAAAACATTAAATTTATAGTAAAAAAAACATTAAATTTATAGTAAAAAAAACATTATTATTCTTTAAGTATTGAATATATAAAAAAATTAATTATTGTTAATATAATAAATAACAATAAATATAAAGTAATCAACATTAAAAAAAATGTCATATATTAATGCATTATTAAGAGCACCCAAGGATATTAATGTAGAAGTCAATACTAAAGTAAGTTCTAAATTATTTCATATAGATTCGACAGTTGATGGGTGGGAAGATTCATTACACAAACAATAAAATTTATTGTTTGTGTAAAATGTTTTTTAAACGAAGCATGCACATCTTGCCGTTATTTAGGAGGGGATTCACCTTGTAGGTTTTGCAGAGCAAGACACTAAAGTAAAATTTTAACTAATAGTTTTTTAAAATAAAATAATTATTTTAATTATTTTATATTAATTATTTTTAATATACAAATTTAATTAACCTTGTCGTTTTGAAGTAAGTTTTCTTTTATTAAAACTAAAAATCATCATCACCGATTATTACACTGTTTTCATCTACTGTTTTACCAACACCAGCTTTAATATAATCAGATGATTTAATCTCAAAAAAGTTAACTTTAGACCTTAAAGATATTAATTCCATAAATGAAAAAGGATTTTTGGTTCCCCATATAGTATCATAATTCAATTGAGTTAATAATCTATCAGCTACAAATTCTATGTATTCGCTCATTAAATCAGTATTCATACCGATTAAACGACACGGAATAGATTCGGTAATAAATTTTTTTTCTATATCAACAGCTTCTTTCATAATTTGATGAACTTTTTCTTGGCTTGATTTATGTTGTAACATTGAATATAATAATATTGCAAATTCTACATGTTGACCCTCATCACGAGAAATTAATTCATTACTAAAAGTCAAACCAGGCATTAATCCTCTTTGTTTGATCCAGTAAATAGAACAAAAGGATGCAGAAAAAAATAAACCTTCGACTATCACAAATGCTACCAGCCTGTCTCCAAAACTAGATTTTTTATCATCAATCCATTTAATCGCCCAGTCTGCTTTTTGTTTTACAGCTGGTATTTCTATAATTGCATTTAATAATTTTGCTTTCTTTTTTTCATTTTTAACATAAGTATCAATCATTAAGGAGTAAGTTTCTGAATGTACTGCCTCAATAAATAGTTGGTAAGCATAAAATTGTTTAGCTTCTGGAATTTGTACATCTAACATAAAACGCTGTGCTAAATTTTCCATAATAATTCCATCTGAACTACTAAAAAAAGCTAAAATATTTTCAATAAAATATCTTTCATTTGCATTTAACTTATTTTCCCAATCAGACAAATCTTTTGTAAAATTTATTTCTTCTGGAAACCAAACACATGAAGAAGCAGTTTTATACTGTTTCCAAACTTCATTGTACTTAATTGGAAATAGAGTATATCTATTAGGATTTGGTTTTAATATTTCTTCAAAATCACTCATATAAACTTATATAGTTAATATATTTTATTAAACTATTATAATTAAGTTAATATATTTAAGTTAATATATTGTTTATATCATTTATTTTATATAATATTCAAAAGTTTTTTTTGAAATGTATAAATTTCAAGGAAAATAATTTAATAATTTGAATTAGGTATTTCACTTTTTCTATTGTACATATATTCTGGACGATCAATGTTAAGATATTCTGGTTTATAATCGTTAAGAATATTTAACGATTCGTGTTGTAATATTTTATCATTAACATCATTTTCATATCCTAATATATTTGGCTTTGCAGCATATTTAATACAGTTTGTTTTATTTACAAGTTTTCCAGGAAATATATAATCAGATTGACCAGGTGGTCTCATATCATTAGTTGTATCAATTTGTGTATTTGTATATTCTGAATATTCAGAGCAATTATAACCTTTAATTGAACCATTATTTTTTATTTTTTTTGATTTTTCATTCATCCAATTTTTTCCTAAAATTCCAGTATTTGTGGAATACGATTCAAAGTTTTCTTTAACTTTTTCTGGTTTTGAAAATTTTATATCTTTTTTATTTTTATCAGTATGTCTTGAAATTTTATCCTTTAAAAGCTCTAGAGCTTTTTCTAAATTATGTAATTCATCTTTACTATAATTATCTAAGTCATCTTTAGAATTATCTAATTCATCTTTAGAATTATCTAATTTATCTTTAGAATTATCTAATTCATCTTTAGAATTATCTAATTCATCTTTAGAATTATCTAATTTATCTTTAGAATTATCTAATTCATCTTTAGAATCTGTTATACTTTTTTTAGATATTTTATTATCACTAAAATATTCATATGTAGGATAAATAGTATAAAGAGTAAATGAAGCAGTTGCTAGTATAAGAAGTAAAGGTATTATCCATTGTAAATGACCATCTATTACGATTTTACTGGGCATTTTATATTCCTTCTATAATAAATAATATTTTTTTATTATAGAAAAAAATATTAAGTATTTGTATAAGAAAAAAATGTTAAAAATAATAAAATTATTATTTTTTACTTTGGTAACATCAATAAAGTTTAATATAATTGGTTTTAGACCACTTAACCAACAAACAATTATTCAAGCAATTAATGAATGGAATAAGTATAATACTTTAATTGAAATAGTTAATAATTCTCCAAATAAAATTACAAGTGGGTTTGTTGAGAAAACAGTATCTGTAGCACAAACAGAAACATTTATAAATAAAAAAATAATAACAATAGATGTTAATAGAATACCATTTCAAACTACTCTTTATAATATTGTACTTCACGAATTAGGTCATAGTCTTGGGATGGCTCATAATGAAAATATAAAAAGTATTATGAATTATTCTGTTAATGTTGATAAAAATTTAAATGCTATGTATATGCCAATACAACATTTAGGTCTTATAGATAGATGTCTTACATATAAACCATAGTGTGCGATATTTAAAAAAAAGATGTATTAATTATAATATACAAATGGTTGATAATACTTGGGATGAAAGATACAAGAAATCAGTAGATAATAATAGTCGAAATTTTGATATGGGTGGTGATAATACATATGGTATATGCAATATATATTGTAATTTTTATATTACAAGTTTGGAAAAAAAAGAATATATTAAAGGTATTAATGCAAGTGGTTCAGATAATGTTTTACATATAGATCCAACAGTTGATACAGAACCTCCTCAAAAAGGCTTACAAGCTGTAGATGTAAATACAGGAACTACAACTGTTAGAAATAAAAAAGTATATATAACAAAATATTATTTTGATGAAAATGGAATACCTCAAGATTATGAATTAATAGATATTATTATTAGAAATCCAAGTAAAGTTGTTTTAACAGGAAAAAGATATCCATTAGAAGTATGTCTTATTTTTATATCAAATGATAAAATTAAATATTTAGTTGTTTGTTCTCCAATGTCGGTATCTTCGATAAATACAACAGATGACCCTTTAAAAAAAGATTTATATGAAATGTTAAATATAATATCTGCTAATTTTCCAACAAAAGGAAAAACTTATTCTGTTGAAAAAGCGCCTAATTGGAACCCGCTTATATTTTTTCCAATTAAAACAGAAGACAATGCTAGTTTTTATACATGGGTTGATCCAACAACTAATGATACCGTAAAGTATATTCAATTTAATAATCCATTGGGGGCTTTATCAGTTCCTAATAATTTTTTTAATATATTTGCAAAAACACTATCTACAAGTATTGATATAGCTAATCAAGCAACAACATTACCTGCCCAAGCACAAAATGCAAAACTTAATATTTATTTTAACCAAAATAAACCAATTACAAACATTACTACTCGTTATGTAACAACTCAGGAAACAATTCCACATTTACAGAAAATGATTGATTATTCTAAAAAAGTGGAAATTAAAAAAAAAGAAAAAGATTCTCCTATAAAATGTGATACTAAATGTAAAATAAATACTATGAAATATGTATTTATTGGTATTGGGATTACATTTTTAATTGGATTTTTTATTGCTATTGGTATTGTAATTTATAGAAGTAAAAAAAATATAGTTTCAAATAAAGAAATACCTTTAACATAAATATTAAGTTTTTTTTATAGTGGTTGGTGTTATATTTTTTAATAAAATTTTAATAAGTTGAACCTACATTACAACCTGAATAACCTAATGGAAAATTTAAACCTTGAGCATTTAATTCATCTTTCCATACAGAAACACCAGTACATAAACATGCAGGATCTAATCCTCCACAATTACCACCACATGCTCCATTGCAACCACAGTTATACGGAGCATTATAACCTACTATTGGATCACAACCAGTCATCATGGTTGGTTGAACACTACATCCTTTATCTCCATGTTCATTTTCTTGAAGCATATGTTGTTGATAAGCTTGACTGACTGACATTGCTTGTGAATTTTCCATATTTTCATATGAATCATTTGTGTTTCCTAATAAAGATTGAACTCCAGAACCAACACCACCAATTACACTTTGAACTCCAGAACCAACACCACCAATTACACTTTGTGCTCCATAACCAACACCACCAATTACACTTTGTGCTCCAGAACCAACACCACCAATTACACTTTGTGCTCCACTGCTAACTCCTCCTACTAATTGACCGACTCCACCTAAAGCTTGTTGGGCTCCAGGACTAACTCCTCCTACTAATTGACCTGCTCCACCTAAAAGTTGCTGTGCTCCGGAACCAATTCCTCCTACTAATTGTCCAGCTCCAGAACTAATTCCTCCTACTAATTGTCCGGCTCCAGAACTAATTCCTCCTACTAATTGTCCAGCTCCAGAACTAATTCCTCCTACTAATTGATTAGTTTCAGATTTTAAGTAAGTTACAATAAATGCAATAGCTAATAACGAACCAATTGTAAAATCTTTATATCCAACCGAAAGAACAACAACTAAACATCCTAATTTAAATAGTGGGTTTGAAAATACAGTGCTAATTGTATTTATAAATGTTGGAACTATACCAATAATATAGACAATTATTGCAATTATTATAAACATTTTAACAATATTATATACGTTCAATGATTTTCCTTTAGATGATTTTCCTCTTTTTGGCATTATTAAATGTTATAATATATATTACAAATAAAATTAATAATATTTTTTTATAAAATATTATTAATTTTTATTTAGCAAAAATTAATAATATTTTATTAATATTAATACATAAACACATTATACTATATAAATAATAATATGTTAACTAATATTTTAATGAAAACATATATAGGAAAAAAAGGATATACAATTAACTTAAAAGATTTTACAGAAGAAGAACTCTGTAAAATAAAAAAAGATTTAACTTTTACACCATTTCAACCAAAAGGATATGGGCCAGAACCAATACCTTTTTCTATTTTTGGAATATCTAAAAATAAAATGTTTTTACCAAAATTTTATGGACTTACAACTTTTGGTAATCCTACAAAAAATAAAATTTCAAATGGAGATAATATTAAACTTAAATTTAATGGTTCTCTTAGAGAAAATCAAATAGAACCTGTAAATGCATGTATTAAGGCTGCAAATGATACTGGTGGTGGAATACTTTGCCTTCCATGTGCATGGGGTAAATGTTTAGGAATAAATACACCAATTATGATGTATGATGGTACTATTAAAATGGTTCAAGATGTTAAAACTGATGATTTATTAATGGGTGATGATTCTACACAAAGAAAAGTTCTTAGTACCTGCAAAGGACAAGAACAATTGTATAAAGTAATACCTAAAAAAGGAGACCCGTATATTGTAAATGAATCTCATATACTTTCTTTAAAATATTCATCTAAAATGAAAATGAAAGGTGATATTGTTGATATTCCTGTTAAAGATTATTTAAGTTTACAATCATATGGTAAAAATAGTCCATTATTAGGATACAGAGTTCCGGTTAACTTTCACGAAAAGGAAGTTGGTTTTGACCCATATATTATCGGTTTATGGCTTGGATGTGGTAAAAAAAATACTATAATATCTACTCGAGATGCTGTTATTATTCAATACCTTATTAAAAAATTAAGTAAATATAATATGTATTTACAATACGATAAACAATATGATTATAATATGAATAGTGTAAAATATATTAATCCTTTAATAACTGAACTAGGAAAACAAAAATTAATAAATAATAAACATATTCCAGTTGATTATAAATGTAATTCTAGAGATATCCGTCTAAAAATATTAGCAGGATTAATTGATTCGTGTGGTTCAAAAAAATTAAAAGGATATTGTATTGTTCAAAAAAATGAAAAATTATTTGACGATATTCTTTTTATTTCAAGATCTCTTGGATTTGCTGCTTATAAAAGTAAATTTCAAAAATCTTATTTTTACAAGGGTGAAAAAAAAATAGGAACTTATTACAGAACTATTATTTATGGAAAAAAACTTAGTGATATTCCAGTTCTTATTAAAAGAAAACAAAGAGATCCGATAGAAAAAAAACAAATTAAAAATGTTCTTGTTTCAAGAATTTATTTGGAAAAATTAGAAGTTGGAGATTATTATGGCTTTGAAATTGATGGTAATCATCGCTTTGTTCTTGGTGATTTTACAGTTACGCACAATACTAGTATTTCATTGTATATTATTGTAGAACTTGGAGTAAAAGCATTAATTATTGTAAATAAAGAATTTTTAATGGATCAGTGGAAAGAAAGAATTCAACAATTTTTACCAGATGCTAAAATTGGTATTTTAAGACAAAAAAAGATTGATATTGAAAACAAAGATATTGTTATTGCAATGTTACAAAGTGTAGCAATGTGTAAATATGATTCTAGCATTTATGATAGTTTTGGGATTACTTTTTATGATGAAGTTCATTGTGTTCCTTCAAAAATATTTTCCAAGGCATTGCGAAAAATAAATACTAAATATCATTTTGGATTATCAGCTACTCCTAATAGAGCAGATGGAATGACAAAAGTTACTAATTTATATATTGGACCTATTATATATAAGGTTGATACAAGCAAATCAAAAAAAAATCCTAAAAATTTACATGTATTTACTATTTCTTTTAATAAATTACCTGAAAGTAAACATTATAAAAGTTTATCAAATTACAGAGGAAAACCAGATGTAGTAAAAATGATTAGCAATCTTACAGAATGTCCAAAACGACTTGCATTAATTTCAATGATTTTAAGATATTTTATTATAACTGATAAAAGACATATATTAGTATTAAGTGATAGAATTCAATATCTAAACAATATTGAAAATAAAATTAAATTAGATTTACAAGAAAGTGGATTACAATTACCATTTAAAATTGGATATTATATTGGTGGGATGAAAGAAAAAGAAAGAAAAGAATCTGAAAAAGCAGATTTAATATTAGCCTCTTATTCAATGGCAAAAGAAGCAATGGATATACCAATTCTTGACACTCTTTTGATGGTAACTTCTAAATCAAATATAGAACAGTCAATTGGAAGAATACAAAGACAAACAGTATATCCAGATGAAAGACCACCATTAGTTATTGATTTTGTTGATTATTTTTCTAGTTTTCAATCACAGTTTAATAAAAGAAAATTATTTTATAAGAAAAATCACTATACTATTAGTAATTTTAAGTTTAATGATGATATCAATAAATTATATACTGATTTTGAGGAAGGTATTCAGAATATAAATAATAATATAGAAAAAAATATAGAAGATATAGAATATATAGAAGAAGATATATTAGAATCTAAAACTACTAATTTTAATTCAATAAATAAATCAAAAATTAATATTGCCCCATGTGAAATAAACAAAAATCTTTTTGACATAATTGGTAATGGAGATTTTGATATATAGTTTTTTACATCTTAAAAAAAATGTAAAATATTATAAAAAACTAAATTTTATTTACATACTGGTTTTGTAAAGTTTGAAACACCCCACTCTGGTCTTTTACAACCATCAAATGATTGTAATGATAAATCTCCACATAATCCAGCTCCACATGAACCACCTTTTTTCATTAATAGTCTAATGTTTGAATTTGTTAAAGGTTTCCATTTTATTTGAGATGGAACACCTATTTTTTTTTTACGAATAATATTTTTTACTTTTGGGATTGTTTTTTTAACTTCTTTAACTTCTTTAACTTTTTTAACTTTTTTAACTTCTTTAACTTTTTTAACTTTTTTAACTTCTTTAACTTTTTTAACTTTTTTAACTTTTTTAACTTTTTTAACTTTTTTAACTTCTTTATCTTCTTTATCTTCTTTACTAACTATAGTTTTATCATAACCAATGTTTGTTATACCAATACTTGATGATATTGAATATATGTCTTTTTCTATTCTTTTAGATAAAATAGATCCTAGTGTTAATAACCATGGTAAAATATTATCCATTGTATTTCCAGATGGGAATAATAATGTTCCAAGAGTTCCTAAAAAACTTCCACCTTTTTGTGAGTTATTCAATGGTATAAATGTGATATGTTTATGATTAGAAGGAATAACATGTGATAGTGATATAATACCTTTATTTATCATTTTTTTAACTATTTCATGTGCATTATTATGCATATGTTGTTTCATATGTTTTTTAATTTTATTTTTATTATACCCTGTTAATCCCATAACATTTGCCGTATTTTCTCCAGCATTAGAAATTACTTTTTCAGTTATTGAATAAATAACTCCATTTTTCATCATTGTTACTGTTTTACTAACTTGTTTTTCTTTAATATTACCTCCAGTTTGACATAAATGGTCATATTCACTACCATCTATTTTAAAATACGGTTTACAAGAACTATATCCTTGTATTACGGGTTGTCCAGCGATTGGGATTTGTTCTACTGCTGTATAATAACCGTCTCCTCCATTTTGATTAATATTAAAATGATTTTTTAAGTGTTTATTAATATTAGCAGGGTTAGAAAAAACATAACCAGAGTTATTTAAATTATTGTTGTTTTCCATTTCTTCTATTTTTACATTTAATTCTGGAAGTAAAATTTCTAAATACTTATTATGATATCCTTCTTCCTCTTCCTCTTCCTCTTCCTCTTCCTCTTCCTCTTCTTTTTCTTCTTCTTCCTTTTCCTTTTCTCTTTTTTCCATTTCTTCTCTTTCTTCTCTTTCTTCTCTTTCTTCTCTTTTTTCTCTTTCTCTTTCTTCTTTTTCTTCTATTTCTTCATTTTCTTCTCTTTCTTCATTTTCTATTTCTTCTCTTTTTTCTTTTTCTTGTGGTATTTTTACTTCTAAATTTTTATTAAAAATATTTTCAGCAACAAATAGTTTTTTTTCAAAAAAATCACGATTTATATCTTTTTCTTTAGCAATACTACTGTTAGTTTGAGCCATGATAAATGGAATATTAATATTTTTAGAAGGTTTTATTTCTTTGAAATTATTATTTTTAGATTCTTCAACACTTTGACTAATTGCAAAAGAAGTATGTAATAAGTCAAGTGCTCTTATTTTTTTATAACATTCATCAGACATATATTCACTTTTAAAATTTAATTCGTTTATTTTTTGATTTTTATCTGTTAAAATATGAAAAACAATTCCTAATCTTTCATACTTATTAGTAGCAGGTGAATTTAACCATGGTCCTTTCATAACACCTAAAACCATTAAAATAATCACAACAGAATTTTTCTGTATATCTTTAAAATGAGTAACTGTTAAATTCATAGAAGGAAAAGCATGTTTTAAATCTTTCATATGACGACATAATAAAATTAACCCTTCATTTCCGTATTTGTCATTATACATAAAATCTTGGGAAATAAAAGGTTTTAAATCATTAAAACAATTATTTAGTGCTTCATTTTTAGAAATTTTTAAATCGATTGTTGTAATTTTTAATAACAAATACATAAAATTTTTTGTCGTATCCATAGATACTTTATTTTCTGTACCACTACCTCTTTGAATAAAAGACGAATATGGTTGACTATCAAAATTAGATGTATTGATAATGTATGGACTTGAATTTGAAAATAATATTTGACGAGAACACATAACTTAATATTACTCAATATAATTACTAATAGAAATTAAATAAAAAATTAATTTAATTTGAAAATTGGTTGCCATTTTTCAAACTCTTGCATCCATTTACATTCAAGCTGTAAGTAGTCTTTACTTGTATTTTCAATTTCCTTAAATAATTTTTTTAAGTGTTTACTTTCTTCCATTGTTCTAACCCTTGCTGCGCCAGATTTTTTCCAATCACTTGGATTATATACCCAATATACATCAGGATATTCTGATATTTTTAAATACATTTCTTGTTTTTGTTGATTAGATAGTATATCATTATTAATGGATGTTTTACCATTTCCAATATTTTGGACGTTCCATTCTCCATTTTTAAATGTAATAGATTCTGTTACTTGTGGTTTTGGAACTGGATTTTTTAAAGAAATATAAAATTCATCAATTCCTGGAATACCTTGTGTACAAACAACACATACTTTATGGTCGCTCATTTCATATGGAAAATATTTTCTTTTATTTCTTAAAAAATCTTCAATTTGGTTATAATTGCTATACGTTACAATATCAAAATCACATATATCCAATTTTGGATCTGGGTACCAATATTTTCCAATAATATCTTGAATTTGAACTAATCTATGTGGTAAAGTTAATGATATATCTTTACCACTACATACCCAAATATCAGTAGTAAGAAAAATCCAATTATTTTGTTGTAGGGGTGCAGAAATTTCTCTTTTAATGTCTGTAAATACTTCTGAAAAAAAGCTTGTAATGTCTACTCTTTCAGGAGTTCTTATTTCATCACTCATAAAAAGTGTACCAGTTAGTAAAGTACCATTAAATAGTTCTTCTTTAAAACGAAACCTAACTTGGTATATCATAGATTTTTCAAGAGGTTTCTTTTTTTCAATAAAACAACAAATTTTTTTACCTTGTATGGTTGTCAGCAAAAAGAAATAATCAGGGCAATCAAATAAATTACCCTTGTTATTTCTTTTTTCTGGAATAGGTCTCATCAAATAAGGAACTTGTTTAAGTTGTTGTAAAACATCATATGACCATGTTTCTTGGTCTTTTTCCCAAAGTTTTACTGATGTAAATTCTCTTAATTTATCTATAATTTCAGAATGTCGATTAGGTTTATTAAATTTTACATTTTTCTGTTTATTTTCTGTTAGTAATTGTGGTTTTACCAACAAAGCTTTTTTTTTTCCAAAAATAATAGGTTCCATTTTTTGTTTATAACTTTATTATATTACATATAACTCTTTATATATTTTTATTTAATACACTAAAAATAAAAGAAGTATTATGAATACCATATAATGTTTAACTACATTTTTATTAATATCAATTGCAACTTTATATATGTTCTTTAATGTTAAAAAAATATTTATAAATGCACCTATTTTTTAGTATTTTTTAGGTTAAACCACTTATACTATTTGTAATATTTACTGTAAT